AATGCGATTAACGTCAACGACAAAGTTGAGAAGAAGAGTAACCTCACATACCTATCATGGGCATGGGCATGGGCTGAGGTCAAGAAGGTTCATCCTAGTGCGACATACACAGTCCTACGTGACCCTATGACTGAGAAGCCATACTTCTATGATGAGAACCTTGGCTATATGGTGATGACATCAGTTAGCATCAACAATGAAACACTTGAGATGTGGCTACCGGTTATGGATGGCGCTAATCAAGCGATGAAGAAAGAAAGCTATGAGTATACTACACGCTATGGCGTGAAGACTGTTGATGCTGCTACGATGTTCGACATCAACAAGACACTCATGCGCTGCTTGACTAAGAACCTAGCGATGTTTGGTCTTGGTCTATACATCTATGCCGGTGAGGATTTACCTGAGACCAATGAGCCTGCTCCTGCTGCTAAGCCTGCACCTAAGAAGGCTGCTGCTCCTGCTGCTGATTTACCTTGGTTGAAGTTTGGTGATGACAATTGGACTAAGATTGCTGCTTACATTGAGGCCAACAAAACACTTGGCTACGACAAGATTGTGGCTCAGGTCAAGCGCAAGTATCAGCTAAGCAACAAGGAGTTGAATGCTATTAAAACATTAGTAAAATGAGTGCAGACATCTTAGAGTTACTCAAAGACGACACCAACTACTACGGCCCAATGGGCAAGGCTTACCTCAGCAACTCTGACATCGGAGCGCTGTTGGGTAACCCTAAAGACTTTGGCAAGAGCCGCCCCGACAACAAGTCATTTGCTGAGGGGCGCTACTTCCATCAGTTGCTCACTGAGCCTGATAAGGCTAAGGTTGCTCATGCTGTTGATGCGAGTACGCGCACCACTAATCTATACAAGGAGTATTGCAAGGAGCACAACCTTGACTTCGCATTACTAAAGAGTGAGGTTGAGACTGTTGAGGCTTTAGCATCTACAATGAAAGCCAATATTGATTTCTATGATGCTATCTATAAAGATGGTAATCAGTATGAGGTTCCATCTATCACTACAATCTTTGGTGTTGAGTGGAAGGGTAAGACAGACATCCTATGTGATGACATGTTGATTGACTTGAAGACCACCTCAGACATCAAGAAGTTTAGGTACTCAGCGTATGCTTACAACTACGACAGCCAAGCGTACATCTATCAGATGTTGTTCGGTAAGCCATTAGTGTTCTATGTGATTGACAAGATTACGTCTCAGCTTGGTATCTTTACACCAAGCGCAGCATTCATTGAAAGTGGTGAGCGCAAGGTAAAGGCAGCTGTTGAGGTATTCAATCGATTCTTTGCACCTGATGCGTGGGACGATATCAGTAATCATTATATCAATGACACACTATAAGAAAGGGTCAGCTATCCCCGGGATTATATTTTTGATAGCAATCAATTTGTTTACAATTTTTTATTTAATAACTAAAACCAAGTAAAATGTCAGAAAAAAGAGAAAGAGTATTCGCAGATGGATTCTCATTTAGAAAACCAACAGGTGATGCACCTGAGTATGTTGTAGGTCGTTTGAGCCTAAAGGTTGACGATGCCATGGCGTTTGTCAATGCCAACAAGAATGCCAATGGTTGGATTAACCTATCAATCATGATCGGACGATCAGGCAACCCATACGTAGAGCTTGACACCTATGAGCCTAAGAAGGACGAGGGTCAGCCAACTGAGATGAAGGCTAAAGCTAAGCCTGCACCACAGCCTGAGCCTGAGGTGGAAGAAGATGAGGACGGGGACCTTCCTTTCTAGCATTCCATGAAGTTCGCTAAATATCTACTCATATGGGTCAGCCAAAACTTGGCTGTCCCATTTTGGGTGGTCGGCCATGTTCACCTATCATTGAATGTTTACGAAGATGTAACTGAGATTCTTAGTTCACTTGGTATGAACATCATTGTGATTGTGGGTATTATCGTAGACTACCGAGACAAGAAGCGTGATAGTGAAGACGACAACGACAACGACATACCAATTGGATGGATTTAATAAAGATTCATAAAAGTCACAAAACCACGTATAATTGTGACTTACAAGACAAGTTAAGATAAGGGGTAAAAATTGCCACATAAGTTAAATTAAAATGTAAACCTATAAGCTTACAAAACAGTTGAAAATTTAAACTTATAAGCTTAAACAACAAGAACAATGAAAACAGCAGTAGAATGGCTTGAAAAAGAAGTAAACCAATATGGAATTTTAACAAAAGGCTTAGTACTTAATCTTCTAAGTCAAGCTAAAGAAATGGATAAACAAGCCCACAAAGAAACTTGGGATGTAGCACATCAAGCGGGTAGATTTGAAGGCAAAGGTATTGCAGAAGAAAATTGGCAAACATTTGAAGAGTATTGGGATGAAACCTTTAAACAACAAGAACAATGAAAACAGCAGTAGAATGGTTGATTGATGAGTTATATAAACAAGGAATAAGTTTATACACTCCCGAATTAATTGAACAAGCCAAAGAAATGGAGAAGGAGCAAATTATTGAAGCTCATACCATTGGCTATATCATTGGAGGAGGTAATGGAGATTTATATAATCCTAAAGAATACTACAACGAAACCTTTAAACAACAAGAACAATGACAGCAAAAGAGAAAGCAAAAGAGTTAGTAAATAAGTATAATTTGAGTTTTGCAGGAGTAATTTCCAATGAAGAGGATTGGGAATTTCTTGCTAAACAATGTGCATTGATTGCAGTTGATATGGTAATTGAATGCTGTAGACAATACGATGAATTAAATGAGACATTTGTTACTCAGATTAATCATTGGCAAGAAGTCAAACAAGAATTAGATAAGCTATGAGACAACTATTTTACAACGCAGTTACTTGTGTTAAGTGCAAAGAGAAATTAGTTAGCTACACTGTGCACGACTACAAAACCTGTAGCTGCCCAAATGAGGCAATGGTGGATGGTGGTCTTAGCTACGAGAGATATGGTGCTAAAGACCTTGACAATATATGGTTACACCATTACTATGTTGACCAAGTTAATGATGAGACTTGGGAGTACTATCGAGACTACGCCACAAGAGGTAGCCGGGGTAAAGATGGTAAGCAACCACTGAAGTGGATACCATTATCAAAGATGGATGACGATTACTTAGAGGCAGTCCTTGATTATGGTGGGGCTGAGTGGCATCTTGACCTGATTAGAAGAGAGATTAAATACAGAGAGGATGAACGAAGTAGTAAAGTTTAAAGAGAGGCTCAGTAAGATTGGCATCGAGATTGAACTTATGGTAAATATTCCATGGATATATCTTGAGTCAGTCAATGGAAATAAAGTGAAAGAAGAAGACTGGATAAACGCAAACCATGGGTATACCATAGGTTGGTATCCTATAAGCGTTGTTGACGAGATATCTCTTAATTGGCACGACATCAAGACAACCTTTATGCTGATCAGAAAGTACGGCCGGCCGATCCATAAGTATAACAATGGGGTAGGCGCTACGCTGTGCCACGGATGCAGAGTAGTAATATCGAATGGATTTACTAAAGACCTGAGATGCGAAAAATGTAAGTTATAACCTACATAATCGGCAAAAAACAGACTTTATGCATATTATATTACACCTTTTAGGTTACGTTTTGTAACAAAATCAGGGTAAAACCTTAAAAAATAAAAACATTATGAATCAAAAAGTAGAAGACCCAATTGTAATGTCAGTGATGACAAAGTTCTATGAACGTAGTCAAGTTGGTATTAAGAAGTATAACACAATGCTCACGAGAGACGATTTAAGTACCCTAGAATGGATTTCCCACCTACAGGATGAGTTGATGGATGCCACGTTGTATTTGGAGCGCTTAAAACAAGAATTTTATGAAAAAGTGGATAAGTAATCACATCAGTGACCTAAACCAAGAGTTGAGGATGATCAATAAAGAACTTAAAAGACTCATTAATAAGAGGTCAATTATAAAGAGAAAAATTAAAATGTTCAACAAAGTATTAAATAACACAGATGAAACTGAATAGACAAGACCGCAGAGAAGAAATGGCAGCGTATGGAACAATGTTTTTATTGGCAGTTGTATCAATCGTTTGTATCATCGTACTCATAACAACATTGATGTATGGATAGAAGATATGAAATGATGCTGTGCTTCCTATCAGGAATAACAGTTGGATATATAATGTTTAATGTATTACTATGATCTATACCATCTACAAGTTAGCCGTAGTGCTTACCTTCTTTTACGTCTTGTTCAAAGATGCATTCAAATAAATGTGTCAAATTAAGCATTCCCTATTTATATATATATTTTTATATATAATATTATTTTTTTTCTAAATCTAAAAGAAAAAAATAACTGACATAATCGACACATAGTAATAAAATCAGTACCTTTGACAATTCAAATCGACAACTAAAACGACACACTTATGTTAAAATACGTCACAATCTTCCAAAATATTAAGGAAACCTCTACTCCGTTCTTCAGAGATGTTAGTGTAATTCTTGATAGAGTTAAGGAAGGGGCTTCAAAGGACCTCGTAAAACGGATACGTTCTGAGAAGAAGAAGCCCGAGAGAAACGAGCTAAAGAAATTGCTTCCGGCAATATGTTTTAGCGGAACATTCAACAAGCGATCTGATGATGCAATCACTGAGCACAGTGGTCTAATATGTTTAGACTTCGATGGCTACGAGCGTCAGAAGGATTTACTCAACGACAAGGAGACATTCACAAAGAACAAGTATGTATACTCTGTCTTTATCTCTCCATCAGGCAATGGCCTAAAGGTATTGGTTAAGATACCTGCAGATGCCGAGAACCACACCAACTACTTCAATAGCTTAGAAAGATACTTCAACTCCCCATACTTCGACAAGACATCCAAAAACATTAGTCGTGTGTGCTACGAGTCATACGACCCGCTCATCTACATCAATGAGCATTCATCACTATGGGACAAGATTGAGGAACCTGAGTACAATGAGGTGGTCAAGCACCGTGATGCTCCAACCATTCCAATCACTGACGAAAACAAGATTGTTGAAATCTTGGTCAAGTGGTGGCTAAAGAAATACCCAATGGTTGAAGGTCAGCGTAACGCCAACGTATTTGTCTTGGCATCAGCGTTCAATGACTTTGGTGTCAACAAAAGCTTAGCGGCATACGTACTCAACCAATACGCCACACAAGACTTTGATATCGGTGAGATACAGCGCACCATTGACTCAGCATATGCACGAACGCAGAACTTTGGCACCAAGTACTACGAGGACGAAGAGCGCATCAATCAGATACGTGCTAAGCTAAGACGTGGTGTATCACGCAAAGAGATACGCAATCAGCTCAATGATACCAACCTTGATGGTGACGTCATTGAGTCAGTGCTCAATAAAGTTGAGGAAGAGAATTCAAAGCAGACCTTTTGGACCAAGAACGAAAAGGGGGCTATAAAAATCGTACACATCCTGTTCAAGCAGTTCTTGGAAGACAACGGGTTCTATAAGTACTGCCCTGAAGGTGGTAAGAACTATGTCTTTGTGAAGGTAACCAACAACCTCATCGACCATACCTCAGAGAAAGAGATTAAGGACTTCGTGCTCAACCACCTCATTGAGTTGGATGACATGACAATCTACAACTACTTCGCTGACCAAACAAGATTCTTTAAGGAGGAGTTCCTATCAATGATCAATACCATTGACATCTACTTTATTGAGGATACACGCAATGCATCATACCTCTACTACCGCAACTGTGCCGTCAAGATATCTAAGGGTGAGATTATTCCAATTGATTACTTAGACCTTGGTGGCTATGTTTGGAAGGACCACATCATTGACCGTAATTACATTGGATGCGAAGTTGGTATCTGTGACTTCAGAACATTCATCAGCAACATCTGCGGTGGAGATGAGAGTCGTGTTGCATCAATGGAGAGTACAATTGGTTTTATGCTGCACGCATACAAGACCCGTGAGTACTGCCCGGCCATCATCCTCAATGATGAGGTGATCAGTGACAACCCTGAGGGTGGTACCGGTAAGGGTCTATTTATGAATGCGCTTAGTCAAATGAAGAAGGTCGTCACTATTGACGGTAAGTCTTTTACATTTGAGCGCAGCTTTGCCTATCAGTTGGTATCAGCAGATACGCAGATACTTGTGTTCGATGACGTCAAGAAACACTTTGACTTCGAACGCTTGTTCAGTGTAGTGACTGAGGGTCTGACTTTAGAGAAGAAGAACAAGGACGCTATCAAGATACCATTCGAAAAGTCACCTAAGATTGCCATTACTACTAATTATGCCATAAAGGGGTCCGGTAATTCATTTGCACGTCGCAAGTGGGAGCTAGAGCTACATCAGTATTACTCGAAAGAGTTCACTCCATTGGATGAATTCAAGAAGTTGATGTTCGGTGATTGGGGTGATGATGAGTGGTGTCAGTTCGACAACTACATGATTGGCTGCTTGCAGGGATACCTCAACACAGGATTAGTTAAGAGCAAGTTTGTCAATCTCAATGTTCGTCAGCTATCAGCTGAGACATGCCACGACTTCATCGAGTGGTGTGGGTTGGTTGACAATGCTGCTCCGAATGGCCTTCTTGATCCGGGTAATCGAGTGTACAAGCAAGACCTATACAATGAGTTCATCTCTGAGTATCCTGACTACGGTCCTAAGTCACGCATGACAATTAGCCGCACACGATTCTACAAGTGGCTTACTGCTTATGCTATGTTCAAGGAAGGTGTTCCACCTGAAGAGGGACGTGATCAACAAGGACGATGGATACGCATCAGACGTAAGCATGAACTTGAATACCAAGATACAATGCCATTCTAATGGCTATGGACTACAAGGGCTTGGGTGTTATTGATCGACTCCCAAGCTACTCCAATGAAAAGATGTTGCAATATAGCGAGCAACTACACAAAGTGATGACCCAAAAAGTTCCTGTGAAAGTTGGCAGAGGTAAGGCTGCTCGCATTGAGTACGAGCTAAAGTACAAGCGCAATGGGGACATCATTGAGAAGATGGAGAACAGCATCAAATACTACAAACATTTATACGATAATGAGATGAGTAATACTATTGAACTAAGGCAATACCAAAAGGACATTGTTGAGAAGGCGTGTGAGATTATAAGAGTAAACAAATTTGTTTACTTGGCAATGGAGGTTCGCACCGGCAAAACACTTACAAGCCTAAGCATATGCGACAACCTAGAGAGTGTGAGCAACGTGCTGTTCCTTACAAAGAAGAAAGCAATCAAGTCTATTACTGATGATAGTGAGAAGATAGGAGGTGAATACAACCTCCACGTCATAAACTACGAGAGCATCCACAAACTACCGGACGTTCGATGGGACGTAGTTGTGTTGGATGAGGCGCATGGCATGGGAGCGTTCCCTAAGCCTAGTGGACGTGCATCGGCAGTCAAGAGTTTAATTGCCAAGAATGGTTCACGCGTAATACTTCTATCGGGGACACCAACTCCTGAGTCATACTCGCAGATGTTCCATCAGGTGTATGGCATACCAACCAACCCATTTAGAGCCTACAGCAACTTCTACAAGTTTGCCAAGGACTATGTGGATGTGAAGCAGCGCAAGATAAACGGACTGATGATCAATGATTATTCAGCAGGATACCAAACAATCATTGACAAGATGATACCATACACCATACGGTTCTCGCAGAGTGATGCCGGCTTCGTAGTAAAGACCACAGAGAAGATTATTGAGGTACCTGTTGACCCTAAGGTCAAGAGTATGATAAAGATACTCAAGAAAGATCTAGTCGTTCAAGGTAAGGAAGAGGTCATCCTTGGTGACACGTCTGTCAAGTTAATGAGCAAATTGCATCAGATGTACAGTGGTACTGTTAAGTTCGAGAGTGGTAACAGCATGGTACTTGCTACAACTAAGGCTGAGTACATTGCTGACAACTTCAGCGACAAACGAGTTGGCATCTTCTACAAGTTCAAGGAAGAGCTTGAGGCTATCAAGTCAGTGCTTGGCGACAATGTGGCCACAACACTTGAGGACTTTGACAACGACAAGTGTCAGCACATAGCGCTGCAGATTGTGTCAGGGCGAGAGGGTATATCTTTGAGGAGAGCTGACTGCTTGGTGTTCTACAACATTGACTTCAGCGCCACATCATATTGGCAGGCCCGGGATAGAATGACAACTAAAGATCGTGAGGAGAACCATGTATATTGGCTATTTTCTGAGGGTGGAATTGAACACCTTGTATACAAGGCGGTATCCAAAAAGAAGGACTACACAGTATCACATTTCAAAAGAGATTTGCTAACTTTATAGTCATATGACTGAACAGCAAATCCAATCTAAACTAATTAAAGAGCTTGAGGCTCAAGGGTATTACGTTATCAAGTTGATAAAGACCAATAAGAATGGGATACCTGACCTGCTTGCAATACCAAAGAAGAGCGATGTTGAGTTCTTCGAGGTAAAGACAGGTGTTGGGAAGGTGTCTGAGTTACAAAAGTATAGACATAAAGAATTAGAAGACCATGGGATCTACGTTGAGGTATACAGAGGGTAAGGCAGTTTTGTTTGATATTGACTACCCATTTCAAAAGAAAGTAAAAAAGTATTCTGAAGAGACAATAAAACAGATTGTCTTTCAGATTGTGGATAATGTAAATTCATTTCCAAAGGACAATGAGTACACTCAGGATGTTTACGGAGTAATAAAGGGTAAAGACCCTTTGTTTTTTATGATTGAATACCTGAACGAAGAAGATGAGATACCATTATTGGTAGACTTCTTAGAAGTTACAGTAGATGAATACTTAGATGCAATTAACGAAAACAAACACTTAAAACAATTATGAACAACGAAAGCTTTGAAACAACAAAAACACTTGAATTTGTATCTGACTTCTTAGGATTTGACTTAACTCAAAAGTGCAGAAAGAGATATATAGTCGAGGGACGAATGATGTATGCTAAGCTCATGAAGCGTTATACAAATGTGTCTTTGTCTGACATTGGTCGATCAATTGGCAAAGATCATGCTACTATTATTCATTATATTAATAACTTTGGACATCTAAAGAAAACTGATCAGCAGTTTGCCTGCAAATTTGATATGATGGCAGACACCTATGAGGAGTTCCGAGAGACATGGTTTGATGATGTAAAGTTTGATGACAAGAGAAAGATTAAAGTTCTTGAGTCGTCACTTAAAGAACTAGTAGATAAAAAGAATGAATACGAACGATACTTCAACAAGATTAAGCGCATTGACTCAATTGTACAGATGATTGAGCAGAGGACACCAAAGGGTGAAGAGGAGTACGTTGAATCAAAAATTAATAGAATGTTTAACTCCATAATATATAACCCATAGATGGCAAAGGGCAGCGGTATAGAGAGAGCTAAACTCATCCTTGTTTACATGGACCGTATACACGACTGCCTAGATGACATCTACGAGGCGCTAGTTGACCGTGAATACCAAAAGTTTAGAGACGAGGTAGAGTCAGCGATCGAGCATCTCGAGCATTTACTTGAGAAAAAAGATGACTTATTTCGAGACAGAAGAGGATAGGTTACGTGAGAAAAAAGCGATTGAGCGCTTCGTGTCTATCTTTGATGGCAAATACCAAAAGTTAGGCGATCACGATATTGACTACAAAGTATTTGACAGTAAAGGAGCTCTTATCTCATACGTTGAGGTAAAGGGTCGCAAGAAGAATATTGCCAATGCTTATCCGTTGCCTGTCGGATGTAGAAAACTACTGAAGCTTATTGACAAGCGTCTCAACCCTGTGGTGATTTGGGCCTGCGATGATGGCATCATCTACGGCGAGGTACAAAAACTAAAAGGTAAAGTCCTGTTCAGTGGTAGGCAAAATAGATTAAACGCAGTTAATGACGATGAGCTAATGGCCTACTATGACAAGCAGAAAGCTTTAAAATATATTCGCTACGATTAGTCTTCTTTTTCTTTGATAAACTCATCACCACCATTCTCCATCTCACTGATGTTTGATTTACCCATGGTGCTCTTAATGAATCCAAGTTCATTGATAAGCTCATCGTAGTCAACACCTAATCTATTAGCTGAGTTAATCAAATCCATTAGCTCCTTAGCTTTAGCAGCATACTTTTCATTAGCTCTTACCAAAGACTGTTCTGTTTTTTTATTTTGCTCCTGAATATCTTTTTTAGTAGCCTTAGGGTCTTCTTCAATCTCAAGACTCTTGTAATACTCAGAGTTGTAGATTTTTCTGATATCTTTGAATGACTCATCAAACTCAGCAAGTTTATATCCAAACTGCTCCTTAACATCTGACTTTCTTACTTTAAGACCTGTTGCATCTCCAAAAGCAATTTGACCTAGTGATTGTTCACTAGCAGCCGCTTTTCTTATTGACGTAATTGTTCCCGGTTCAACAACTTTATACACATAATCTAATATCTTATCTGCCTTCTCAGAAAACGAATCTTCTTCGTTATAGATTGGCTTTCCGAAGTCATTCTCATTTCCTTTCAATTGAATAGCAAGGTTGGTTAAGATATCCGGGCCTTGGAATTGACCAACTAATTCAAGTGTTGATTGCTTGAATGAGTCAAGTAAGTCATCTCCTTTTAAAAATGCATTGAGTGCTTTATTGAGTCCACCGTGTGGATCAGATGCGCTAAAGTCAATATATTCAATCTGACCATCAGCAGCTTTTAATATGATAAGATCAGAGTTCTGAGACCAAGGAGGTAAGAAACTTCTTACGTCCTTTTCTTTTTTCTTCTCATCATCATCATCAAATAAAGCGCTAAGTACACCTCCAATACCTGTTCCTGCTGCATATCCTAAGTAAGAGAGCATAGCTGTCTTAGCGGCAAGATAGGAAGACGCACCTGCAACTCTCCTTGCTCCAATATTCTTAATTTTTTTATTCTTTGAACTAAGTTCATCTTTAGCTAAAGCAATTGTATTGTAAGCAGTACGATATGATTCAGCTTGGAATGATATGAACGATCCAATAAACAATGGGAACCTTCTGAGTCTCTTGATACCCTCAGGTATTCTACTGTATGTTGGATATGTATTCTTCACATTATTCGCTGCGATGTCAGATACCTCTTGCTTTTCTTTATCAGTCAATTGGTCTTTTGACTTGTTGTAAAGCGCATCAGCATATCTATTCATCTCAGTCTCATAGGCTGCAATTTTAAACATATCATCTTCAGCTTGATATGCATCTTCCATAGCAGATATAATTTTAGATGACCTTGATGATATTGCTTGTCTGATTTTACCCATCACTCCTTTGCGCTTCTTCATTGACAATCTTCTTTCTAAGAAACCATCCATGTCAGCATCCTTGAACATATCCCTAATCTCATTGATTCCAGCTCCCTGACGCATGATGCCTGCCTTGATGTACTCATCAATCTTGGCTTCTACCTCAGGCTTACTCATTGTCTTAAGGTCTTGCGCAACAACTTTTACTGCCTTACCAATCTCAATGAGACTGTGTCCGTTTACAGCAACAAATCCTAAATTAGAAAATATGTTCTTGGCATGGGTTGCGACAGATCCAATTGTCTTAAGCCACTTCACCAAACCCATTGCTTTGTAGTAAACCTTGATTGCTTGTTGAGCCCAATGATCTTCACCTTGCTTACCATTATATAAATCAAATGCCTCAGCAATCTCAGGAGTGGTCATAAGACCATTTAATGGTGACATTGTATCACTTCCCTCAGAAGCAATCTCAGTGTCAAATCCTTTAGGTCTTTGCGAGTCATTCTTCTCAAAGAAGAACTTACCCATACCTGCCTCTTTGACTTGCGTCAAGAACTGATGTCTTGCAACAAGACTTGAAATATTTAACACTGTTCGTGCATAGTTCATTGCAGGGTCAGAATATTCACCCATAAGCATTCTAATCTGCTCAGGAATCTCTTTCCTTTCCTTTAATGTAGAAAGGTCCTTAGAACCAAGCTTTGCCCCTTTAACCAAAGCTCCTGTCTCAGCGTCAGCAAAATATTCATCAATCTTATTATCAACCAATATATCTAGCGCTTCATTAATAGTTGTTCCGGTACGAGCAGCTTCAGCTTTAGCCAATGAAATCATCCCCGGTTCTGTTCTCAAGAAGTTCTTAGCAGCTTGAAGTTCTTGTTCTCCTACTTTCTGTCTGAAGTTTTTGTTGTCAAAAATTTCATAAGACCTTGTGATGTAGGTTCCCATGTTCTCTCTAATGGCATCAGCCATATCTCCTTCAACAGCACCTGTTGTAATAAGCATTTGAGATAGTCTGTCAATGTGATTACGCATCTCATTAGCTAATCCTGCAAATCCTGCAGGAAGTTGGATTGACTTGTCACCTCTTAACGCTTTGTCGAAAGCTTTCAATAGAAGTTCTTTGTCACCGGTAAACTTATCGAATAGGACACCAAACTTCTTAGCTGTCTTAGCAGCGCGATTGGCTTCAGCAGATATCTCACCCTCCATTTTTTCTTTGTAGGTAAAACCAATCTTTGGAAGCAATCCTTTAGATGTAAGGAATTGTTGCTTAAATCTTCTAGCACCATCAACAAATCTACCTACGAGTCCTTTGACTCCTGACTTCATGAATACCTTCTGTTCCTTGGTATAGTACTTAGATAAAGCCTCAGTCATCTCCTTGTTGGTGAAACCTGCAGCCTTTCCTTCTTGTCTGATCTCAGCATCAGTTTTCCCTGCCTTAGTTCCACTATCAACAATCTTATCAGGGCTTGTTGTCTTCTGCTTTCTTACAGCAAATTTTTGCTTAGGCTCTCTTATCATAGGGAGAGCTTCTCCTTCTTCTTCTAAAACGTAATCAATTAATTCCTCTTTGGTTTCAAACTCTCCACCAAAGGCTTCTTCTAGATTAGGAGTAAAACCATTCTTTTCATAGAAGCTTATAAGAGCTTCTTTACTAAGACCTGTGTCACCAAATGGTTTGGCATCTAATGTCAATGTAATTCCAAGGTCATCGGCAGTATCTGTAATATCTTTCATTACAGATTTGCCCATACCTTGACCTTTATCCATAGAAGCAATACTTTGTATTGATATTTCTCTTGCTCCGTCTGCTTTATCAAATCTACTGAACTCTAAAAATGCTTTATCTCCGTAGATAAATTCTTTACCAATAGGATTTCTTTGAATGTTTCCTTTATCATTAAGTGCAGTCAAGAACTCATTTATAATTTCATCATTGGTATATTGAGTGACTTTCTTTGTTTCCTCAGCTTTAGTTTCACTATTTCTTTTGACTAATTCGTCTATAGCTTCAGCTTTATTTTCGCCTAGTATGTCTCCATATATTGATTCAAAACTATAAGGTTTAAGATTGCGTTTGTCAAATTCAGCATTAACCCATGTCTTCTGACTTCTGTCATAGTACATCTTTCCAATCTTCTTTCCATCCAATGTAACAGTTGTTTCACCGTCAAACTCATCAATGGTAGTCTTTATCTTCTGCTTTCTTACAGCAGCCTCACCTTCTTTCTGTTGGCCTACTTCACGAGCTTCAATCTCTTGACCCGTCTCAACCTTTCTTGATAAGGTATTCATAAACTGAATAGCCTCACGGTCTGTCATTTCTTTGAGACCAATAGCTTTAGCTAATCTGTTTAAGAATCGAACGATAATGTTCTTGGATGCAGGTGGCAACTGTTTGTAGTTGTCTGCCAATATAGCAAACAATTCAGCTAACTTCTCTTCGTTCTTGATATTCTCGTCATAGTTACTCTCAAAGTCATCTAAATAACTCATAAGCTCAGTGGTACCCTCAGCTTTCTTGAGTGATTTACGAACTGAGTTAATCATTGAACGAGTTAGTCTTTGTGCCTCAACATCTGTGTTGACTCTTGATAGTATCAAAGCATGGAATACCTCGTGAGGTACCGTTCTATTGGTTGCCTTCTCAAGATTGATGTGTATCTGACCTGTCTTTCTGTCATAAAGACCACCTTCTGATAGTCTTCCGTCCATATCTTTTGTTGCCTCAACAAATGCCTCAGGTGTTGCGTGAACAACAATCTTTACCTTTGGTAATACTTTAGCAATTGCCTTGGCAGCTCTTGCAATTTGTGCAACAACTTTTTCCTTTCCTACATTACGTATTTTCGCTGCAGTAAAGTCATTCTGTGTAAGTACATTGTTTTGCTGAGTAAGATCATCCAATGTCTGATCAACCTGTGGCACTTCCTGTACCTCAATGGTCTCAATCTTTGCAGTTGGCGCTGCTTGTACAGTAGGTTGTACAACTTCTTCTACTACAGGTGCAACTTCCGCAGCAGGTGCTTGCTGTTCTTCTTGAGTAGGAGTTAACTGATTTAAGAACTCAGTATAAGTACCTCCATCATTTTTTCTAGCTTCAGCATATGCTATTGGGTTAGCTTCAAGCTCAGCTGCAAGACCTTGTTTTTCTTCTTGCGTAACAGTATCTCCAAGATTGTTTATTGATTCCCTCTCCGTTTCAACAAAGCTATCTATAACGATTTGCCTTTCTTCTTCAGTGAGCTTTGTTTGAGCTTGCCCTCCTTCAGTTTCTTGTCCGACAACTTCTTCTGCGATAGCTTCTCCGGTAACGACTTGAGGTTCTGATTCGGGTACTCTTTCCTCCACTTGTTGGCCAACTCCGGTTCCTGACTGAACAGGAACCGCATCTGCGCCTTGCTCTTGAACGGCATAACTTAATCCTTTTAATTGTTCGTTAATCTCATCGACTCTATCCTTTTGTTTTGCAACAAGGTTAGGGTCTTTATCTTTTATTTCTTTATCTAAACTTTCTCTTTCCATCAATAACCCAAAGGCTTCCCTTTGAGCTCCGACTGAAAAGTTTGTTGGTATTTGTCTTAGTGCAGGATACGCTTCATTGATGGATTTTATTTCCTCATCAGCTTGTTCCCTTGTTATTTGATTATCCTCAACCTTTTTATTTATTGAAGATATAGCTCCCTCACGGGCATCATCATTTAATATGATATCTCTATATACAGCAAATCTATTATTTGAAACTTTGTTTGATATAGGTTCTACTACACCGACTGATGCTGTACTACCCATACCACCGGCTACAGCTCCAACAAGAAATGCATTACCTGATTCTTTTAATAGCTGCCCTATACCTTCAGTAGTTGATAGGTCAGCAGCATCTTTAAAGAATTTATTCTGTACAATTTGATTGTATATTTCTTTGGATACAGTACCACCACCTTCTTCCTTGGCTTTGTCTAATTGGTTTGATTGGATGATTCTATTAGCTACATCCTTTTCTACTCCCTCAAAAATCTGCTGAGTAAACTCGGTACCACCCTCAACTATACCTGCACCTGTAATCTTAAGCATTCCATTAGCTACGCTCGCTGCAACACTTTTGTCAATTGCACTTTTAATTTCTAATAGCGAAGCGTTTTTTGGAAGAGAGCTAAATGTCTTTGACATGATATACTCAGAAAACATTCCGAGCGTTTTGTTTTTTGCAGCGCCTGTAGCGACTTTAGCTCCTAACTTCTCAAGAGCTCCAATGACTAGACCATAAGGTACAGACATTATTTTCTTTTCATTTTCGCTCAATGCATCAAATTGAGGACCTCTCATTTGGTCTTCAAGTGCATTGTATGACATTGCAAAGAATCCTGCATTAGTTCCTGCGGTAGCAAGACCACCACCTACAGCTCCTAAGCTTTCTCCTATCGCAAAAGCGGCTTGTTCTATAACTCCTCTATCAGTTGACTTTGCATATTCTTCAGTAGTTCCCATACCAAATGCATCAGGAACACTTCTTAAAACTTGATTTGCTTTGTTTTTTACTGATTTCTGAATTTCATTTTTTATCTCATCATCACTGAATCCTAACTCTTTTAGCCTTTCATATTCACCCGGTGTAATTGCATCTGCAAGAGTTTTAGCATCTGTTACAGCTGCTGCTCCTGCAATACCAAAGTCAATCATCGCCTGAGACACATCTGTCAATCCTTCTCCAACACCTCTAAGTACAAGACCTGTAAGGCTACCTTGTTTCTCTCTTTCGGCAGCCGTAATAACTTTGGCATCTTCTAAGTTATTTGTAAGTTTATCAATCTTTTCAGCTTTACCAATGACACTTGACATAATGTCTCTTCTTTGGGTCAAAGACTTACGTTCATTCTCAAGCGCTGCTGATCTTGAATCAAAATCAGCCTTAGACATTTTACCGCCTTTTACATCCTGATTGAATTTAGCAACTTTTTGCTCGTATGATTTTAAGTCAGAATCATAAGTATCAGCTTTAGCTCTAGTCATTTCTCCATTAAGAAGTTGTCTTTCTCTTTCAAAATAACTATCTACATCCATTCCTTCTAGCAATGATGCTTTGAATTTATTTGGATTAGACCCAACTAATTCGACTAAGTCTTCTACGCTTTGTGCATTTTCAAACTGTTCTCTTTCTGATTTCTTTACTAGATTGGTAGAGACAAAACTTTTTAATTCCTTGTCAGCATTAGGATCTGATAAGTCAATTGTTTCTTGGTTTAGAATAGTACTATTAATACCATCTCCTATTTTTGATGTGACTGTTAGTTGCCAACCTAATTTTTTAAATTCTAAATTTGTTCCTTCAAATTGCTTATTTAAAATATTGGCAGTTGTCTCCTCATCTAAATCTCTAAGTTTTTTTGAGGATGGAATTTCATTAATAGAAGAATAAGCCTCAAACTCTTTTTTACCAAAGTCTTCAGCCATCATTTGCATGGCTTCTTTGTCACTCAATGCATCAAATTTTCGGATTGGCTTTGTTTCTTTAGGTTGCTCAAATGTACTTTCAACCTTTTGACTTGGGGCCTTAGCTTTTTTCTGAGCGTTCTGAACCTGATCTATATAGTCGTCAGTTCTATATTTCTTTTGTGAAGTAGGCTCTTCAGTAACGCCTTCAAATCTTCGAGAAGAAGAACCCGATGTAGGTTTTTCCAATTTGGAAGCCGATACGGTAGACTCTTTTTTTTTTACAGGTTCTTGATTGAAACCAAGTTCAGGGAACTTTGAATTTACAACACCGTAATCGTAATTATTCTTTTCGGCAGTAGCAACATAGTCTTTCAATAATTGCTGATCGTATCCTTTCAATTCAGGGAATTTGCCAAATACAGTATTCCAATTGTAATTATACTTCTGTGCAGTAGCAATGAAGTCTTTTAATAGTTGTTCATTCATATGCAAATATACTTATTATCTCGGTTTCCCACCACTTGCTGCAGCACCTCCTCCTGATGATTTGCTACTACCTGATGAAGCTTGACCTGTTCTTTTTTCTCTTTCCTCATCAGTGTATGTTGAAGAGCTATATAGCGCATCTTGGCTTAAGCTTATATCAGTAGGTAAATAAGCTCCAAATAATGTAAATCCGTGGATATCTCTAAATTGATTCTTACCTTCTTTGTAAACTTCTTGAGCTTGCTTTTGATCAATACCATCTAGGTATGAAGCTAAGTCATCAGCATTTGTAACTTTTTTGAATTTTTCAGGCTTGTCTGCATATTTAACATTTCCACCTGATGCCACATACATTACATTCTTGCCGCCTGTTTTGTCAAAATAAAAACTGTAGTCTGTAGTATTCAAAGCGCCTAGGTTACCTGTTCTCATGGCATTGTTTGCCTTCTCATAATAAGAAACCTTATCTGTTTTTTTATCATTACCAGTTCCGCGTCCGTAGTTAGGCGCATATTGGATAGAAGGCTCTGCTTGAAGATCAGTCTTTGTCTGTTGGTCTACAGCATTGCGTGTTTGCACGCGAAGGAAGTCACTAGCTGCTTTTGTTTGATTTTCAGTAAACTTAGGGCGAATCATTCCTGACCCATCATCCTCAAGTAAAATATATTTAGCATTAGTCTTTGCTAACTCAGCATCGAATGTAGGCTCATAAAAATCATTGGTTCCAGGAACCTTATCAACTGCGTCTGTCAATAAACCAAGTTGGTTAAACGGATTGGCAAGTTCAGCCTTAATCATACCACTCTCCCATTCCTGATACGCAGTCAATGTCTTTTGATCCTCATCGCTAAGTCTAGTTCTTAATGTAGGATCAGTCATCTCATCGATGCGAAGCATACGATACGCACCTTTTAACTTTGTGACGCTTGTTTTTAAAACCTCTCCCAATGCCTCAACCTGACCATCAACAGCTGCGACATAGTTATACTTGTCGAGCTTTACATTCATTCTATTTCGTAATTGATTGACGCTCATATAGTTGTCAGGATTTTCATCCATCATCATAACTTCTTTCCCGTCATCTCCTTTTTTCTTTATCATCTTAGCAATACTAACCTGACCATTGGTAGGGTTGATGTACGCCTTGGTATTAGTAAAGTTGCTAAGACCTTCAATTTGTTCCATAAGCCAAGCCTCAGTTTCCTGTGATTTTCCTAGCTCATATCGCTCCATTAATTCTTTGGCTTTATCTTGGTATTCTTTTGACACCTCAAACATTTGCTTTGTGCTATCTCCCAAGTTCTGTCTCTGAACTGTATAATCACGAACACTTAGTCGACCGCTCTTGAGTAGCCTGTCCTGCATTAAGCGGGCTTGTGCTGCATCATTGGCAAAGTCTAATGTCCATTCATTGGCAGCCTTAAAATCACCTGTAGGTGCATTGGCCAATGTCTCACCGTATTGACGAGATGCCTCATCAATTGCAGCTTTCTTTTCTTCACGGATAGTTGCCTCAGTATTGAGCATATCCGTTACATTCTTCCCTACCTCAGCCCAATTAATTTGTGACTCAGCACTGCGTTCCGCAAACTTATAGTATGTCTTAGCCATATCTTAGAATTGGAATGGGTTACTCTTTTGATCTGCTGCTCTGAATAATTTTCTAAATTGAGCATTCTTAATCAACATATCATATTGCTCAGGAGTTAATGCTTTTTTAAATGCATTGTATTCAGATTCTGACATTTGACTGATTTTATCAAAGTCAAGATTAGTAAAACCTTCACCTGCAGTACCTAATCCTGCAAAATTAATATTACCAATTTTTTTAATTTCATCAGGTGTTAATTGCATTTTCCCAAATGCCTCTTGCTCAGATAAAGAAGTGTCATTGTATAACGCAGGTAATTTAGCAGCTTGACCAATCATGCTAGTTACTCCTGCAATTGCTCCTTTAGCAGCCTGTGCAGCACGCTCTTCGTACATTGCTGATGCCTGTTGTGCGCCTTCAGCTTCATCTAAAGCTAATTGAGCCTTAATGTCTCTGAGTCTTGAGTCCTCAGCAGCTGATAGCTTCTCAAGGTCCATCATCTCTTGTCCTTGACGTGTTTGGATATCTCTAATTGCATCTGAGTAGCCGGCATAAACTCGTCCTGCTACCGCTGCAGCACCACGCTCGCTTTCACGACCTGCCTCAATTGACTGTGCACCAACAGATGCCAATGCCTCACGCTCTAACTCGTATGGTTTCATTTGAATACCAAGTTGGTCGTAGACATTTACTTCCAAGAATTTATCAGCTTCTTGTCTGAATTTTAAAGCATCAGCGTCAGACTCCTTTTGGAGCTTTCTCATTCTGCGCATATCTCCAATTGAGAAGGCTGTGGTTAAGGCTGTTGATACAGCGCCACCTATTGCTGCTATTGCTGCGAATCCTATTGGCATTTTATTATTTTTTTATATTATACAAAGATAAGTTTTTTAAGGGAAACTCTTCATAACCTCTGATTCAACGGCAAATAGCTCAACTTTTGCCGTATTGTCGTTTTCTAAAGTGAACAAACAGTAGTGCCCTAACACGCCATGAGATTCAGCCACAGAGTTCTTAATGTATAAGAAATAAGCATTCTGTATGCCCGGTATAGAGCCACCTGTAACTGTGGTATCTACTACAAAGTAGTTGTCACCTGCAGGATAGTTCTGAACAATATCAACAATCTCACCACACAATACAGGCGTACTAAAGCTAGGCGGCAAAGCATAGTAAAGGTAGTCGCCTACACTAGCTATGCTACCAATCTGTATCAACGGGTTTATTGAGAAACCAATCTCAACGTTAGCGCCAGTGCCTGTGACACTTAAGCTTCGTCCTACACCATTCAATGATCTCAATGCATACTCATCAACTCCCGCAGGTACATCTCCTGAGTTTCTAATAAATGCAAAGTATACCTGCTCTTTCTTTTGAAACCATTCTTCTTGAATGAACCCACTGTTTTGAATGTCAGTCTCAATTGGAGTTGCCTCCCACGTATCATCACCCTGCAAAGCAAGTGTCTTGAACAACTTGTTTTCTAGTGGTGAATTATTAAATACGCTAGTTATTTTTGAATTGTATTGTACACCATAGAAATTGTTTCTAAGCGCATTTACATTATGTCGGTATAGGTTACCACCTTTAAACGTATAAAAGTAATTGTTCATACCAATCATCCAATCAGGCATGAAAGAGTAAAATGATGGCCATCCATCAAATGTTTCGCTATATGTTAGTGTATATTCCATATTTAACAACTACATGAATCAAGTGTTACAATTACTCCCGCAGGAGACCCCGGTACTGAAACGCTTCCGGTTCTAGCGCAAATATAAGCAATTGTGTATGCAGCTACCGCTTGTGTCTGTGGAGCTCCTGCGCAATTGTTATAACTTACAGTTACTGAAGAAGCAGTCATATTATCAACGCTATAGTTCTGACATATATCAGCACAAGATTCATAAACAGTAATACTATCAATGGTTACTGTTGCTGTAGTAAATGTCTCTGATATCACATTGAATACACATCCTGCGTAAGATGGGTAAGATACTGTAACGAAGTCACCTACTTGAACACCAACTACATCTGAGTTTGCAACTATTGTCAAACCATCTCCGCAACGCTCAATAATATATGCATTGTATTGACATTCTCCCATTTGAATAATAATTCCACTTTGTACCAAAAACCAATTGTATGAACTAGGTAACATAGTAGGCGCGTGGTAATAACCATCAGTTGCTACAACTTCACCATTAGGATCCAAGAATACCCAATCAAATAGACCAAGCGTTGTGCCATTTCCATTGACAGGGTAGTTATAGTAAATCAGATCATCCGGATACTCACATACTGAGTCAGCAGTTGGTCTAACTTGACTAGTATAAGTTGGAAACAAAGGTATAGGGCACGATACGTTTAAATCAATACCACTTGGATTACAAGGAGAAAATACTGTAATGTTCAGCGTAGATGGATTGATAAGTGGTTTAGGTATAACCATAATGCAATTGCCCGGTGCATTTATAGATGTCTGAATTTGAGTTGGTAATGCACTGATTGAAGATGTTGTACCATTATACACGTATGTAGATGTTGATGGATCCCAATCATAGTTATTTAAAGTATGTGGGCTATTCGCTACAATACCGCAGTCACTGTCTTCATCGCCAACATAAACAGGAAGTCCTGATGGAGCTGTTAGAAGCCCGTAGACGGGAGAACTGAACGTATTATATGTAATACCATCATAAGAAGCAATAAAGCCCTTAGGCACAGACAAAGAGTTAAATGACACTATTATAGCGCCTGTATCTCCAATGTCATTTCCTAAATCAACTTCAATGTTAAATACACCATCTCCTACGATATATCCATCAAAGTCAACTCCGCATCTAGACCCGCATGATGGGCAGGGCTTTGCTGATCCCAAAACGCAGGACGTTTGAACTCTTGTAATTGTACCATCAGAGTACACTCCATTTGGAGCGCAAACAGTAAGCGCCGCGTTAGTATATACTGCGGTCGCTTGAGCTAGTGTTGGTGCGTCTAAGTAATATGGCATAATAATTTATTTATTCTCTACATCCACACTCTTGCGATACCTCTATCAATACTCCTCCTGATATTACAGTTGGATTTACTGATGCAAGGCCACATATGATTTGTGTTGCATTTTGTAATATAGTAGCTGTTCTATTAACTCCACTGCAATCTCTGTAAGATACAGTAGCTGTTCCGATGCCTACGTTTTGGAATGTCCACTCTCTACAAGGATCAGAACATGGATCGCACTCACAGCAAACATAATCAATATCTGCTGTACTTGCAGACCAACATAAGTCAACTTCATTAAAAGTTCTATAATCCCAAATTAAGTATAGGTAGTTACCTACGGTACCCGCAGGAACATCTGCGTAGTAGTAATTACCACCCCCCAATATTGTACCTGTACTAGATGCAGTAACCAATGCGTTTATACCCGAGGTATTGTTAGCATATAGTGTTGAAGATCTTAGGTATCTAAACTTATTCTGAGAAGGAATAAAGTCATAGTTAGCTAACGCAAACTTGTTAGATATGATTCTAACCGTACTACCATTTGTTGGTATATTCGGTTGACCTTGAGGCCCTGTATTGGTATTATATCTAGATACAATAGGATTTACTCCTGATGCAAATATTTGTAAATTACTTTGTAAAGACCCCGTATATGTACCATCTGTGTATCTCCATTGAGGATAGATGTTTTTGCCCGCATCAACATTTGATGTCAATACCACCTCAACAATAGTAAGCTGATTAGCCGTAGGGCAATTCACAGTGACTTCTAATACAACAGCTCCTGTAACTAAAATCTCAACATTTACAATATCAACTGTATTTGAGTCTTTATCTACAACTAATGTTCCATCAAAAGATGTATCTCCAGTTGTAAATGTATTTCCATCGTATGTGGCTGTAATATTGAACTCAGCATCAGGCTCAATACTTACAACATTGTAAGTAATGTCAACATCACCAACTGCTTGACCTACGTTTACACAGAACTCATTAACCTTTGTGATGTCGCTAATTACAAACTCTTGAGTGATACCACAATCTATACAGCTACTGAAGCTTGGTACTTTTTGATTGTTTGAGCTTAATACATACTCATCTAAGTATGGGTCAAAAGCTCCAAGTTTTTGAGTGTCAAAGTCAGTGTTAAATAAATCTCTAAACCAAGACCCCATCCCCATATCTGAGATGACTTTCAATTGGCCTAGACCTGTCTCGCTATCTTGTATATTAATTACAGCTCCACGTTTAACATCGGTAAAGTATCTATTTGATCCCCACTGAATGTAACTCTCAGGGTTAAATGAAATACCAAATTTTTCAACTCGTGCAATTTGCGTTCCTAATACCTCAGGTACAGACGTAAGTGCTCCACCCGCTCCGGCATCTGATAGCAAATTCTTGCTAGTCAATACATAAGACACTTTGTCTTCTTGTAAAACAAGTACGTCAGTCTGACGTGCATCAAGAATATAGATAGGGCCAAATAAGCGCTCTAACTGCTTAAAGTTAAGTAGACCAAGGTTGAACTCATTGAGTTTATTTACGTTGCTCTCATTGTTGTAAATACCACTATAAGTCATATCAGCGTATCTTCTGATAGCCCGATAGTCTTCCGCAGCAATACTTGTGACACGGTTACCCAATGTGATAAAATTACCTACAATTGAGTCACGAATCTTGTAACTCTCAACACCATTGCCAAAAGCATAACAGTTAAAGAAACCTGTGTCAATGACAGCAGGAGACCCTGTTGAGAAGTTTTGGTTCATGATGTTACCCTGATGCTCGCCCTGTGCATTTATTTCAAAAGACAAGTTGTTCTCAAAGAAAACATCAGGCAAAGTATCTGCCGGCTCAGTCTCAAAAACAAATGTGGACTCAGCTCTAAACACCTCAAAATTAGCTTCAACTAAAGAGTTTTTTGTTCCACAAGCAGATGTTCCACTTATTTGTAATCCTAAATAGTTGCTAGGGGAATCTCTATAGAATCTGTAATAATTTATACACTCATTAGTAGGCATTGAGCTAGGCCCAAATGCTAATGTAGGTATGAATGTATTTTGTATTGTACATGCAGTAGAGTTGCTTACATATGGAGTTCCTTCATCCAATAGGTTAGCTATGTTGTCACCAACAAACCACTCATACATATTTCCATAGTTAGCCTGAGAAGTAATTGTTTTTTCTAAAGTGTAAATTCGTGTCTCACAGTTATTGCCACCGCCGTTTTCTTTACCTCTTTGGAATTTAATATTCATATTGATAATGGTCCCCTGAGGTATATCATAATCAATAAAAGTACCGGGCAATGCCGTATCCTCCAAGTTCATAGGGTAATTAAGTATCGGATACTGCCCATTATTTTTTACCTCAACTGCTTTATTCCCTGCTGTTATAAATGCATTTTCAGAAAATATAGCATTGAAATTATTAGGCTTTATTTTCATATATACACCTGAAGGAACAGGAATATTGACGCCTGTCACAGAACTTGGTATAGTAACAAAGTCTTTAGTTTGAGCTTCTTTTTCTAATACATTTGCATAAGCACATTCATCAACAGCTCCAGAAGAATCTCTCTTGACAATTAGCCTATCACCTGTATTTACTTTTCTAGTATTCTCTCCTTCCAATAAGAAATAAGCGTAATTTGTTTGAGGGTCAACAAAGAATATATTACTGTAGATTGTCTCATATGTATCTCTATCTGCTTTAATTACAAACTTATATTTTGTTGCCCAATATGGTGCAACTTGAGGAATTGGGTTACTTGGTATTGTTACAAGTATGCTATTCTTATTTACAGAATTACCACAAGGTACGTGCTCAGTATTAAACTCACTAACTAAAACAGTTGAAGATCTTCCAAAATCGTCCATATATACAATACCAATCTCATAGTCACGATTGCTATGCAAGCTTTGGTTTTGTGATATGGTTTGAAAAACAACATCTGCTGAGTTTATTTTCATGTACTCATATGCAGTATATGTAGGAGATACCGTGCTATTTACATAGGACACGGCAGGAAATTGAAATGAAATTACATTGCTACCAAATGTACCTAATGCTGATACCAATAAGTTAGCGGTATTTATACCACTTGTATACTTAACGTAAGAGTTTAAGTTCTGTGACATAGCACAATTAAATGCATCAGACAAAGTTGTTCCGTTACAAGAACTTGGCATAGGCTGAACGTTGGTGACTAAGCCAATAGCGTCTTGGAATGATATGTCATTAACCATGTCAAAAACAGACGCAAAAGTATTAGGTAGATAATACGTGAACGTAATATTTATACTGCTATTTGTTTGCGTTGGAAATGGTGTACTACCTGTAAATGTTGAATGACTGAGTGAAAAATCAATTACAATTGATGATCCTTCACTCAATGCTATTCCGGATAAGTCAATATCTAGTACAGTATTAGATAAGGTTTGAGATCCATTTATAAGATATGTTCCTGAATCTAAAGAGTTTGGCACTTCACTAATACCAATCTCATCAGTTTTTAAAGCGGTAGAATATTGAAATTTTACCGTTTGCCCATTTTTATCAAGTAAGTCATAACCCTCTAAATAATTACCGTACATTAGGCGATTACCCATAATAGTTTGGGCTTTAGCTAACAATGGTACGTTGTCGTACAACCTTAGTATCTCAGACTCAGGAAGTACAGTGTATATCTTGCTGTTTGCAAAAGTATAGTCGTAGTCAGTATTGTCCGACAAACCAAGCAGTGACTTGTCTAGCTTCTCAATAACTTTGATTACATTACTCTCCATTTCCTTGAAGAGTAGGTCAATGCCAACTACTAATGGGCCACCTGTGTTGTAAGTAATAATAGCTGCATTAAATGAGTTAACCATACCATTATTTAAGAAACTATCGTTTCCAAACTCAAAAGGTTCAGGTATAAATGCAGGCTCAGTAAATTGTGATATTGCTGAGTATTCATTGTTTGCATATCTATATCTGTAAGCAAAACAAATGAAGCGCTCAGTTAAAAAGTTTTCTTGACCTGTTACGTTAGTCAATTGAATCTCAGGCGAAGCCACAGGCGGCTTCTTAATTACTAATAATGACTCAGCTGTAACTTGGTCTATATTGCCAATAGGGTTTGGATAATTAGTTCTTACATTGATAAATCTAGGTTCATTGTAGTCATCAGTAAAAAACAATAGGTCATCAATTTTATTGATGCCTGTAATCACATACTGCTCGTTAAAATTCAACGTGGTGTTAATACCTCCACTATCATCAATACTGATGACGTGGTACGTTAGTATGTTTGTAAGTATGTTAAATGAAACAATCAAGTCAAGCTTATCGGTCGCTCCAACCGGAAAATTTGAGTCGTGCACAAACCAATAAATGGTCTCATTTGCACCGTCCTCAAACGCACCAATGGTTCTAGCATTTGAGCTTAATGGCGTACCATCAATGTAGATTAAAGATGTAATTTTTAAGTTACCTTTAGTGTTCTCAATGGCTCCAATGCTCTTCTGTTCTGTAGAACCCATTCTTACATTGAGCGCGTCAATATATTGTCCATCAGGGATTAGTCGTTCATCAACGACTTTGTTCATTTTACCCTGATTGAAGTTTCTTGTAAGTTTAGCCATGTTACTTTATCCACTTATTCTGACCACGTAGGTTCATTAATAATCTGCCCGGATGAATATTGCTCAATCTAATTTTTGCATTTCGTAATAAAGAAGATTTTTCTTTTCTTGCTCTCATTATCACATACTCTTGTACACCAAGCTTTGAATTGAGTATCTCATGCTGAATATATGCGTACACATACTTCTCAAATAACTTGTTTACAGTAATTAAACTATCATCTCCATTCTCCATACCATCAGATATGTACTCAAGGATGACAGACTCACCTGACATATGTGAGCTAAAGTTAATAACTCCTGACTTCTTATCAATAGTAAATGTAGGATTTCTATTAGCGGTCTCTGTATTTAAACCATATCTGGCGCCAATACCTGCTTCAAAATACCAATCCCCCTCATAATACCAACCTTCTTGCCCGTCAAATTGATGACCCGGATTTAAATAGATACTCTTCTGAGTGCCCGTAATACGATCCCAATCAAGCTCAGAGTACTCAGGCTCAAGGGCGTTGCCATTCTGATCAAATAAAATCTTACAATTATGGTCTTGAAGATAGGCTTTTGCTGATTGAATTTGAATATTCTCAGTCATTGGTCTAATATACCCATCTTTGTATAAAGATATACGAACCCAATTGACGTAGTCAGATGGTAAAACAAATCTTAGCTGATCACAAACGGTAAGCTGAAGTACTTTAATTTCTTTAAACGCATCGTAGTTAAGCTCTTGTACAGCTCTCTTTGCGTGAAAGATTATCTTGTAACGCTCCTCATTATTAACCAATGAGTGGTTTCCTGTATACATCAACAAGAAATTATTGACAATGTCATGCAGACTTACGTACTGATAAGACCCCCAATTAGCGTCCTCAGGCGCATTACCGCCATTCTCGTAATATTGATACTGTGAAATATATGCCATGGTCTATTATTGTTGTTGGCTAAATGCAGGGTTTTCACTCTGTTCTTGTTGAATTGCGTATTGAGCAACTTGAATCTCTCTAATTGACATACCGCAGTACTGAAGAATCTTCATTACTACTTTGTACTCATCTTCACCCGGAAGCTCAAAGTCTTGATAGTCAGGTTGTGATTGATCGAATGCAGGCTCACCATTTGACAATGTAATGTATGTCCACTTAGGGTCTAAAGGCAACCTAAAGTATGAGCACTTCAATGATGATACACCATTGATGGTATCAGGATATACACTGATAGTATCACCCTCGATAATATAAGATGGATACTTTGTAGTTGGTGCCGTAAGCATTGAGTCCAATAACATATACAAACGTGCGTTAGCAACCTTCTCAGCATCACCTAATCTTGTGGTACCATTAAAACAAGTAAGTCTACTAATCATATAGAAGTTATAACCTGTAGTCGTTAGCGATGGTACATAGTATTGGTTTGTTGCAGGCGTAACCTGTGTGAGCGTATCATTACGCAAGAAGCCCTCTAAGACCTCTGCAATAGGATTCTCGATATCAGCATACTCAGTGCCTGATAGCCTTGCATTCTCTGCATTTATGGTCTTATTATAGCTGCTGTAGTATTCTTCGTATATCTCCATCTGTGCCTGTTTTGCAAACAAATTAAAGTCAGATGGTGAGATATATCCGTAGTTGTTCTTGTTAAGAACTGACAATACGGTGTTTCTTACTGAGTTAATCATTGAAATATCTTTTCACAAAGATACAAAAAAATAAAGGTGCCACTAGGACACCTTTATCAAACAAACAAATGAGTAGAACTCTAAAACAACATTACAAATATAACATTATTTATGCATTCTCTAAATGGTGCTCTAACATTTTTAATGCTTCAACACCTTCATCGGTTTTAAGATACATAGCGACTAGCACATATGGGTCTTCACCGTAAGGTATATTCATCATTTTTTTCTTATTACTTGGTGTGCTATACCAAACCTCTTTGTTTCCACTTCGGAAACCAAGTAACCCCATGTCAAAGAATATATGAACCTGTGATTGTAGGTGTAGCATTGGATCTTCAAGAGAATTCAAGAAGCTACCCGGATAGTTACGTGCATAGATAAGCACATCGCGCTTCATTTCTGCTGTGGTAACACGGCTTACATCTTTGTTGAATAATACTCGATATACTGTCTCAAGTTGATCAATACTTAACTCACGAGCTCTGATTAATGCATCAACCTCAGTTACCAAGAATTCAACCTCTTCTTGTGCATCACGCTCTTTGTTTACTTCTTCAAATACGATACCATTTTGTGGATGGTAATATAAGAACTCCTGTAGCACAGGATTGTTTCTAGGAACGCTTAAGAAGCCATTCTCAAAGATAATAGGTTGGATAAGTGGGTTGCCATCTTGCTCATCCTCAAATGGGCTCTTTTGGTTTACTGCGTAACGGAGAGGTCTGTTTTGATTGGTTTCCTCATCGTACCAAAGGAGTGCTGAGCGTTTTGTGTTTCTTGCTGATAGCATATAAGACAATGGTGCCTTTTCATTTTTGAGTCGATAGACTCTGTCGGCAGCAGCCAACGTGACTTTTTTTGACATAAGATATAATATAATTAAAGTTTACAATAAAAATAGAGAGGGACCGAAGCCCCTCTCATATTTTGAGTGCTAATTAGGCACCGTAACGGAACAAGAAGAAGTTGTTCGCGCCTAAGGTACAAAGTGCACGCTCAGACAAGAAGTTAACTTCCATTGCATCGAGGTCGCTAGTAGCAGCACCACCGGCAGAACCTGTGATCCAAGTTTTGTAACGACGATCTTCAGTTTCAGACGCACGGTAACGAACGTGTAAGAACGGACGCTTAGCGTTTTTACCAAGGATTTGGTCGTATACAGTTGTTGAACCTGCAGGAACAAGCATACCTGTGATTACGTTAGCAGTTGAAGCTCCTGTAGCAGATGAAGTCAAACCACCACGCATTGTTGGATCGTTGAGGTATTTCCAATCTGTTTTGTAGAAGTCATAACCACGACGGAATCCTGAGAAACCAAGGTTGAGGGCCATGTCACGGTCGTTATCAAACAAACCATAAGATGTACCTGCAGCACCGTAAGAGTTCTGAGCAGCCAACATATCGTCGATGTCGAAAGAGAAATCACGATTAACGAACAATACGTTCTCTTCGATAGAACCTTGTTTGTCAAGACGAGAAATCATATCATCGAAATCTTGCAATGAAGTTGGGTTACCACCGCCCCATACGTTACCACGAGAGTTAACAACGTAGAAAGCACCTTCAGAACCTTTGTTACCATAAGTTGGGTTAAGACCTGAGTTAGCAACACCTGAACCTGATTCAGCAGGAACAGCTTCTAACATTGCAGTTTCGAGGTAGTCTTCAAAACGGAGACGAGTTTCGTGCTCAGACTTCAAATACCAAAGGTATCCGTTAGCACCATTCTCAGTAGTGATTTCAATCCAACCAATCTGAGCCATGTCAGAACCGTTGACAGCATACTTGTCTTTGATGATGATTGGGCTGTTAGAGAAGATTTCGTCTTCAGCTTCCAATGAACCAATCATACCTGTAGTGCCTTTCTTGAATTCAGAACCGTAAACAAATACGCTAAATTCGTTAGCTGTAGAAGCATTGGTCATACCTAATGCCTCATAGAAAGCAACTGTAAATTGGTTAGTAGCAGTGTTAACAGCAGTAACGATAGCTTTGTTTTGGGTAGGACCCGCAACGTTAGGTGTAATCATTACAGTTTGACCTGCGCGGATAGCGATACCTGTAACGTTCAAGTCATTGACTTGGAATGTTGCGCTGTCAGCGTTAGACAAAGTAGCTGTAGAAACAACTTTAGTGTACTTAGTGTGAAGACGACCTTGTTCTGCCCATTTGATTTGGTCAGAGATAGACGGCATCTCAGCACCTACCATACGAAGGAAAGATGCAACGGTACGGTTTCCGTAACGCTCAAATTCTTTCTCATATGTATCAGGTAAATACTGATTCATGAAGTTAAATCCGTTTGACGGGATGTAGTTTGTTGACAAAGCTACCTGCTCAGCACTTGGCTGTAACTGATAACCGGGTGTAGATAAAACAGACATTTTTTTTCTTTTTTAATAGTTTATATTCTTTTTGCACTTGTGATTTTCAATCCATTGCCGGAGCCCGGATTTACTTCTCGGATTTGCATTCCTCCTTTGGAGATTGATTCAGGTGCTCTGCGCTCAGACATATTCACATTCTTTATTTTTTTAGTGACATTATCTGTCGCATCGGCCTGACCTTGTTCGTAGAAGAACTTGGCAAACTTCTCAGGATTCATTGCGATCGCTAAAGCTCTATGGTATCCCGCAGCATCACTTACCATTCCGCTCTCATCCAAATACTTATTGATAAAGTTTGTTGGAGTTGATTGGAGCTTCTTAAGCTCTGTTGCGTCACCGGGAGAGAAAACCACTTTCTTGTCGTCAATATTGAACTCAAAACCTTTGAACTCTTGACTAAACACCTCATCAGTTTTCTTTAGGAACCAATCACGTTTGCGACCATTTTCCTCCTCTAGGGTTTTAGCTTGTTGTATGTATTGTTTATACGCCTCAAACTCTTCTTTCTCTTCAGAAGCAATTGTACTTCCCCTTGACTCAAGAGGTTGTTTGTATTTCTCCTTTTCAGATGTGAAGTAATCCTTGGCCTTAGCAATAGCCTTTTTCTTAGCAATCTTAGCTTTCTTAATTTTAGAGTCATCATCTAGATCCTCATCATAAGCAAACTCTTCCAACATGGCATCAATGTCGTCCTCATCGAGACCAACCTCTGTAGCCATGAGGTATTGCTTTAGCATTTTATCAGGATTCATGGAATCAAAGTCTTCTTGCAATTTTAAGTAGTCTTGGATACCACGCCCTGTTTCTTTCTTGTACTTCAAGAATGCTTCAACATCTTCAGGTAACGGTTCGTTTTCCTGACGCTGAGCCATCAACTCGTCAAACGAATTGATTTCCTTGTTGTACCTTTTTCCCAAATATGAAAGAACGTCTTCTTCTTTTAGCTCAGGTGTCTCAATTGGCGGCTGCTCAATCGGAGGTGTTTCAATCACAGGTGGATCGTTATTTAAACTCTCCTCATGCTTTTGTAATAATTCCTCTTCAATCTGAGCTGCGCTCTTTTCAACAATTCCTGTTACTTCTTTTACTTTAAATTCCATTAGATTTAATTTTTACAAAGTTATATATTATTTTTTATTGTTTTAACGTGGCTCAAATTCAGCCATGTCAAAGCCATCAAGGGAATCCTCATTGGATTCAAAACTAATTGGTGGTAGATTGTTCTTTCGCTGATTAATCAACTTAGATTGCTCTGAGTTTTGTTGACTAATACGTTTAGCTTTAGCATCTTCCCTTTCTTTTTCTCTTTTATCCATAGAGTCAACCTCAACGCCCTTAAGTTGCATTTGCATATCAAACTCAGTCTGCATCAATTGCTGCTTAAGAATGGCCTCATTCTTCATCTTCTCAATTTCAAAAGCCACTTCGGCTTGCTTAATCTGCATCTTAGACTGAGTCTCAAGTTGAATCTTCTGCATAGCAGTTTGAGCTGCCATCTGTTGGATTTGAACTTGCTGTTGAGCTTGAATAGCCTGAGTCTGCATTAAACGCTGTTGCTCTTTCTCCTCTTTCTTAACTCGCTTGAGTTTTAAGAGTTGGTTAGCCAACTTGAGATTTTTAATCTCGCGTATATCAATTGCATCCTCAAGGTTAATATCACCCTTAGATAAAGCAACTTGAATATTTTGCTCAAGCTGCGCTTTCTCTTCTTCGTCTGGAGAGATGTCGATGAAAATTCCGAAGTCATATACGTATAGGTCTTTAATTTCATTTAAAATAGATACATTGTATTTGCCAATCTTATTGGCGAAGTCATCTCTAAAGTCAGCGTACTCAAGAATATCTGCAATTCTATACGTAAGTGCCTCGGCTATTGATTTGAACATATATAGACTACCGTCAAGAATATGGCGTGTAGCTGTGTTTGAGTTAAGCGCTGCAAGCTTCTGTACACCAATCAACGCACGCGGATCAGGGTCTGAACCATCACGAGCCTCATTAAGACCTGTTACTGAACGCAACATATCCATATAGTGGTTGTAGTTTGCAATAAGCATTTGTGTCTTAGCAGCACCGGAGTTACTGTTTAACTCTTGGATTGGAACACGAGCATTGTTGAACTCACCATCTTGAGTATAGCTACGTCCAATTACACTACCCGTTTGGAAGTATAGTCGGAGTGCATCCTCAGGATTGTAAGCCGCTCCTGTACCAAGGTCAACCTCATTGAGACCATCAGCATCGATGAACACACCATCAGGTACAACACGTGCAATTACTTGCTGAAGCTTCAAGTGCGTCAACTGAATCAAGTCAGCAAATGGTATCATTCGACGAACCATTGACTCAATAACACCTTTGTACATACGTGGAGCAACAGCTACATAGTTTGGTAAAGCGTGCTGAGTAGCTGACTTTGGTCTAACCATATTCTCAGCTAACTCCCACTTAAGTAGGATATTGGTACCCATAACCATGATACCATTATACCAAACGTCAATTGTTTTCTCAATTTTTTCAAAGCGACCTTCTTCCATCATCTCCACAGGAGGATTGAAGTTATCGTCTTTCTCAATTACTCTCGTATTTCCATTGTCAAGAATTTTTTTCTTGTATACAATTTTTTTAGTAGTCTTATAGTTAAAGTAAAGAAGAGTGCACGTATCACGGTAAAAAACATTATTCTCGTAGAACTGAGCTACATTGTAGTAGTCATACCAACTTTGGCTGTATTTTGAAATTTGCTCCAAGTCCTCACGCGTTAGCGATTGGTCAATCTTGTAAAGCTCTGTAATTGAAAGCGTTCTTATTTCACCCCAATAGAAGCAGTCTCTAAAGTATGGATCTTCAGTGTAGCTGTAAACAATGTTTGCAGGATCTACGTATGAGATTTGAACACCTGCTCCCGGAAGGAACTCATGCTTCTCTACAGCGATACCAAGAGTCATTAGGTCGTAGTCACACTGCTTACGAATATTGTCATATCTATTCTCATCAAGAATGGTATTGATAGCCTCCTCTTCTGCAATCTCAATTGCAGGTTTGTAGTTGAGGTTCATATACAATGATAGCTCTTCGTCAGTGCTTGGAAGCTCATCAGGGTTCATTACAAATGGATCAACACCTGTTTGCTCTTGTATATTCATCAGAAGGTCTTTTGCAACCATCTGACTCTCAATCATATCTTGATACTTGTTTCTTTTTGCCTGAGACATTCCATCCTGAGCATATGCCTTAACCTTGAATAAACGGTCAGACATTCCATTGACAACAATGTCAACAAACTTAGGAATGATTGGCACAGGTGTCCAATCAAGGTTGATGTATGATAGATCACCATCAATAGCAAGCTCATCCTTGTATTTAGCAATAGGCTGCTCACCACGCGCATATAAACGCAAGCGGTGAAAGTCACGCCATTGGCTGTAATATCTACATTGGTTACCATCCTTGCGGAACCACTCGTATTGTATGGCCTGTCCAACTTGGAGACCAAACTCATCGGTTGCTTTTTCTGCATCAGTTGCGAATTGACTCGGAAATGATGTAGATGATATGTTTACGATTACTTCTTTCATGTATTCAAGGAGCTAATATTCCCTTTATTATTATATGTAGCAAATTTAATGCTTATTTTTGACTCTTTTACCTCAGGTTGATATAAGTGCTTCTGACAAGCCATAATAGCCAATCCTGAGCTAATTGTCGCATCAAACATTGTACGGTCGCTAATATCGAATTTAGCCCAATCCTCTAGTGTTTTGTTGAACGGCATAAATCCCATTTCCCCATCTTCTCTAACACCGATGTACTTCTCGATGTGACTTTCAATAGCCGCAGCGTGCGCCTGCTTGACATCCTCTGATGAGTTTGGTATACCACCTAACTCACGTTCTGTCTTAGACAACTTAGCGTACACCTTGTCAGGACGATTGATACAGAAACCACGGTACCCTCTGTTCTTAAAGTGATACAGCAAACGAGGTTTGTTGTTCTCAATCAAAATTGGCATACCATAAAACACACAGGCCATCAATACCTCCTCAAAAAATATCTCAGCAGTCTGAGGACGCGCAATGTATTCTAAGAAGAATTGGTTTATAGGCGCCTCATCCATGTGGTATTTGGTTAGACCATGCAGTGCACCATTTGAACCACGTCCTACCACAACTCCTGAGATGTCATATGAGTCACAGCCAAAGGCACCAATATGTTCATTTCCGGGATACTTAATGCCGTTCTTTGTGTATACTTGGTTTTGTAAATGCCTTGCAGGAGCCCATGCTATCAAGAACCTTCCCCTTCGATCAGGAGTAAATATCACTTGCGTATCTTTGATGCCATCCTTCCAACTAAATGAGCCTCTAGTGTAGTGGTGCTCTTTAATCAATGTATCATTAAAGTCAATCTGCTGATATATCTTAGTCAAGTTAAATAGAGCAGCCTTGCTTTCATCTCTAAATGCGTGCGACTCTGTTCTTGGGAACTGACGGTAGAATTCGTTAAGTGCGTCAGGGTCGTTCTTCAATGAGTCAACCTCTGCCTCCCAATAGTCAATGGCCCCATTAACAATCATATTCCCATCAACTCCTTTGATAGGAGCACTTGGTTTACGCAATACAGGCATACCATAAAGGTCAATGAAGCCCTCCATGTTCCACTCCATCGGGATGAATAGACCATAAAGTCCCGACTTTGTTTGACCATTGGCATTTCGTGTAGACGGCTTAGAATCCTCATACAAGTCTTTGTAGTTCTGACCGCCTTTGCTCAATGCATTGGATGTCGAACCCATCATACACTTACCGATAATCTTAGAACCCAATCGCAAACACGTCTTGGTTACACGCCAATTGTTCAGGATATTATTTGGCTTAGTCCATTTTGCGCTCTCGTCATGTGCTAAAAACAATAGTTTCTCACCATCGTAAGAGTTCTCATCTGTGTTCTTCCAATCTATTGTTGTGTCAAGGCCGTCTACGCCATCCTCATCAATCTCATGCATATTCTTTTTGGTGATCTTGGAAGCAGGAACACGATAGGCAAGCTCTGTCTTTGGTTTATCCATACCATCCATCACCGGCTTAAAGAAAAACGGCAAGTTACTGTTGATGGGCACAACCTTGTCCGTAAACATCTTCTTGGCATCGGAACCTGTCTTTGACAAGATACCAACCCGTGAATCTTTAGCGAGAGTTGCAATATTCACGCATTCTGATGATGACATAAAGGAGAACCCGGAACGACGTATCTTTAAATATACCATACCAAAGCTTCTATAGTCAGCCTTACAGGCCTCCCAATAGATAAAGAAGATGCGATTTGCTTCCCGAAAGTCAGGGTATCCGACGTCAATCTTAGACCATTGAAGGTACATATAGTGGGACCCCGTCATATATGTAGGAGTGCCATTGTTCATAAACCAATGCCCCTGATCTCTACGATCAAACTCTTGCTCTATGTAGTCAACGTATTGCGCCTTGAACTCCTTAGGCATCTCATGCCATTGGAAGATTGACTGAATGCGACTCAACTGTTTTGGTATGTCAACACGCTCCCAATACTGCTCTGATGATTTTGAACTTCTGCTCGTTAATTTTGAAGGCACATCAGGAAGGGCTATATTCACTCCATTGATGTTGTATATATCACCTATTCTTCCCGTCTTTGACAAGATTACAACGTCATATTGGTCATTATAACCATACTGCCAACTGTGGTTTCGGTTCTTTTGATCCTTAACCCTCTTTGGGATGTGATCTCTGATAACGCTATATAGCTTATTTAGCTCTTCGCTCTGCGAATCCCTGTTTAATGTCAAGCTTTGGTGATTCATCTTTTACCTCCTCCAATATAGCCTTCTCGGCTTCGATTTTATTTAGAATTTCGAATGCATCAAATATAGCTAATCGTTTTGACGCAGCAGCGTTCTTTAATTTGTCCACTGACAAGTCATCTTCAGGATCAGGTTTAATGATATCCTCTTTAGCAACTTTGATGAGTTGTTCAACGGCTCTGTATCCTGCCTCAATAATATTACGTCTTAAGTCTTTCTCTCTACTCATAATTTCACTGTGATTTGATGGTCATACATGCGGTATAGCTTCTCATCGTCTACGATAAACTCATACTCACTCTCAGGCTTAAAGCACACCTTGTCTCCGGCTTTTACTCCGGCCTTTATAAGCGACTCGTTTGGATAGCGCATAATTCCCATCAGTGGTTCTTCGCTTAATGGCTTGTAGATGTACGACTCCTCAGGTTTTACAGGCTCAACAAAGCAGTACTTGTCGTAGGCCATCCAAGACTCTCCATCATGGAACATATAGAATTGGTCGGGCTCAATAAAAAATAAATCTTCTTTGAAAAAACTCTTACCGCTCTTGCGACGACCCTTCATGTCGTTGTAAAACTTGAATACGTTGTGATGTACAAGTAGCTTATGCCCGGGCTTGATAGGCCCTTCATAGCCTAGTGGTATCTCGACAACCTCTGCCTCTCTATTTGAGAACCTGTGGTCTTCCTCTGAAGTGCTTATAATAAGGTCGATACCACCAATATCCTTGGTGTTGTTGTATCTCTTCCCCTTAAGTGGTTTAGTGATAAAGTAAAATGGTGATTGCATTAGATATTTATATTGTACTCAATGGCAACAGGAACGGTATTATTGAACTCTTTCCAAAGGACAATCTCATTCTTATCATTGGCAATATAAATCTTAATTGATTGCTTGTAGTCGTCGTACTTAATGAGGTGAATATCTTGAGTATCACCTAGTACTTTCTGACCAACAATGTAATGCATTGCTCCACCCTTGTAGTCCGGTCCGACTGATATTTTCCTGATTTCCATTGAATTTAATTTCTAAAATAAGTCACCTGACATATTTTATTTTTTTGTGACCTCTCCGGTTTGAAGGTTGATTACAGCATCCTCACCGTACTTGTCCATTAGACCTTTTTCGTGTTGCTGAAACTCTAGTCTTAGCATATCAATATGCTTTAATAGACCGTGCTTCTGTAGCTCAACGTCAGCAAGCTGAATCTTTAGCTTGTTAAACTCGTTGTGCATTCCTTGAGTAGCCTCTAGCTCCTCCTTAGTTAAAAACTTTTCTACTTTCATTGGATTTAATTTTTACAAAGATACAATTTATTAGATAATTATTTTATAAGAGTCAATACTCTTCTCAACTCTATCAATACCACCTTTCATAATACGTACATTTTTAAGTCTAAGTACACGTCCACCAATTGGTTTTGGGGGAGCACCTCTCTCAACGTGCCATCCATGGTGCCCATCCTCATATTCCTCTTTGTATGTTCCTGTGAGCATAAGGTGAATCTGACGCTGCTTCATTTGATAACCTAAGTTGGGGTGATGTTGAATCATATCCCTAACGTCATTACGTGAGGCATTCTCATGTATGTGGCCCATTGTAAACACGTCAAAATCCTCATATAGCTCTAGCGCTCTTGTTAGATTGATGGCCCCCTTTGTGACAATTCCACCGCCTCCCGAGCCATGAAAATATTTTACTTTGTAAGTGTGTATTGATCTAGTGCCAATCTTAAATACCAACCACCCGCCGTACCCTCCTACCTGTACATTTGTTCCGCACTTAAGGTTGAGTAAATCAACAAATCGCTGAAGTATGTCAGTCTCTTGCCACTTTATGACACCTGTCTCGTGATTACCATATCCAATTACTGTTAAGATGTCTGCATATGGCGTCCACCACTCTACAGCAGTCTCAACAATTGAGTCTAAGTATCTGAAGTTATTGTGTTCAGGCCTAATGTCAGACTTGTTTCTACGATTATCGCCACGACCCTGCATCAAACAGAAAAAATCCCCATTTATCATGACTGGTATGTTGTTCTTCTTGAAGTAATCTAGGTGACTTCTCAAGACATCCCAATCGCACTTTGGATTGTCCCAATGGATGTCTGATAGCATTGCTATCTGAAAATCATCTGTCGGAATGATTAACTCATGTAAATTTTTTGAGTGCTTGATTAATTGCATACCTTATGATTATAGTGAGTATTACACCTGTCACTAAACCAAATAGGAATAGGTTTTGGCTTTTCTTATTTTGTCTAGTTTTTTGCTTAATTAACTTGACATCAGCTTTTAAGCTGTCACGATGCATTTTGACATCAGCTTTTAAGCTGTTAGAATACATCCTTCTAATGGTCTTGAGGCTATCGCTAAACTTGTGCTTATCCAATCTTATCTCAAGTCTCGTTTTAGGCACAATACTTTGCTTGTAACGAATGATTGTATCTTTTTGGACCAAGATCTTCTCCCACACAATTGAGTCGTGTACAATTACAGGAATTGAGTCTATCGAAGTTATCTGAATTGTATCAGATATCTCCTCGCATCGGTACCCTTTCTTTATGGCCTTGTTTAGGTGGTAGTTTGACGAGCACGCAAAAAGTAGGTGCAGCGCAGCAAAAGTAAGTGCAAATCGTTTCATTACTTGAAAAATGAACGCTTCTTATCAGCGCGGTTCTTTGATTGAGACTGCATACGTGTACGCGTGCGAGACTTGTGGGCTACGTCCTTACCATCTCCGTTCCCGTAGGTACCACGCTCACGGTTCTCTTTGTTGAGTCCGGCACGATATTCTTTACGCTCATCTGAAGAGTGGTATTCTTTGTCATATTTCTCCTTCTTGGCTCTCGCCTCAGGGTTTGACTGATAGTACTTAGCACTCCTTGATGTACCTGTTTTAGTTCCTGCTAATTTGTTTCTCATCTTTGATAAGGTTATAAACAAAGACAGTAGCCACTAATGAGCTACTGTACTTTTTATTTGGTATCCATTTTGCAATTATCATCTATAGACAATGTATCGTGAAAATGGTATAGACATCGTTGATGTTGATGCAACGTTTGAAACTGCGACCATAAAATAATTATCAACTGTTACATCTATATTGTAAGATCCATCTGCAAAAGGGCTATTAGACTCATCTGTCAAAGCCTCAGATCCAAAATCATATCCTGTTAATACAGAGTTTTTGATATAGAATGTTCTAGAAAAAGAAGCACTTCTTGTTGAAGTACTAGCTCCTAAAGCAAAAGCCAAGTTTGTAGATCCTGTTAAGTTATTTGATGTATTTACAAATAATCTAACTGTAGAAGAAGTTACATTCGCGTCAGTCTTTAAAAATCTTGAGACAAAATCTAAAGTACAATTATTAGTCAATGAGTTAGCAGGAATCATAACGCTAGATAATATGACAAGAGTACCTACACCTGTTAAGGTGCCACCAACCATATCATCAAATTTAAACGAAGATACATTTGTTAAAGATAAAATATCAGCAATTCTAAAATTAGCTGTAGCATTATTCGTAGAAACATTTGTTCCTATTAATATATCGCTTGGTGTAGGTGCCTCTACAGAATAGTTTTGTATTTTCATCTTCCTTGTCCTTTATATGACTTTTTATAATTCTTAGAAGACTTTAACTTAGACGTCTTACACTTAGCGTGAATTCCAGGGCGGCTAACCTTAATATCCTTCTTAGTTGACTGCTCAATTTTCTTCATGTAGCAAAGTTAACAAAAAAAATGTTACTTGTATGGAACGTAAGTAGTCTTGCCACCTACACGCTTAGCTACAAGGATTTGTTTGCGTTGCTTGCCGGTAGACTCATAAGATACGTGAACCCAATCAGGATTCTTATCTGTTCCAAATTCCCAAATCATTTGGTCAAAGTTTAAGTTGTCCTTGATGAAGTTAAAGATTTGAGCATTGGTGATAGATGTACCATCCATGTCGATATCAATCGCTTCACCAGTGCAATGTTGACTGGATGCGCTGCCCCCTACGGCCTTGTTCAAAGCAGCAGAGCGATAGCCTGATGAGATGTGAATAGGAACACCAAAGTGCTCGCGGATAGGTTGGAACACATTCTCAGCTAACTTCTTGAAGTTCTCCAAGTGCTCAGGTGTTGGCATATTAGAAATGCCTTTACGTTTTGCAGTTTCGCTACGTGTTACTTCTGCTAGTGCTAAATTTTTACTCAGTTGCATCTTTATCTTTATTTTTAAGTTTCATAATACGCCCGGCAGTTGTGATACCAAACGCTCCCAAAGTTAGTAACATAAATCCATCAAAGATAAATTCTTTAATGACAAGTTCGTTACCAATTACACCGGTGATTACATCTGTCAATAAGACAAACACCATTGCGAAAAACGAGATGACGCCAACAAAAGCCTGCTCGTTAATTTGATTATCGTCCGAAATCAACTCTCTGAAAAACTTTCTCATAGTTTAAAAATATTTAGTTTAGGTCTTTTTGGTTTTACTACATCGTAGTGCCAACCAACAGGCGGTTCTTTTTGTTTATCGTCATTAGGGCAGTCTTCTGTTCTTTTATAGAACATTATATCACCCGTATAGTCATCCTTTCTTACAACGTAGTCAGATAAGTCCACAGCTACTATCTCATTGTTTATGTATGAGTAGTAGATCCAAGCTCCTTCAATGGCTCTCTTTTGAAGCCACTGACGTATGGTGTCAAGCTTATCTTCACGTACAATCTGTAGGTCAATCACGTTCTTATACTGCACAACCTGTTGGCTGTAGAACATAAGCACTGTATCTCTAACTGATATAATAGAGTCCTTTGTCTTTACATCGGACTTAAATCTTGCAATCCTAGCTTTCTGATTTTCGAATATTGCGTTTATTGTATCAGCCTGTGCCTTTGTTAGTATGACAACAGAGTCACCATCAATTACCGTCTGAAGTGGGTAACGTGATTGGCTGAAACTCAAACTGCTTACCAGTAGACTGACTACGAACAATATCTTTCTCATTTGCTAGTTCTTTTTTAATATCTTTTACGACCGACTTGGTGCTGTCTAGGTCTCCTATGACCTCAGATACCATGTCTTGTAAGTTCTCTTTATCAGCTTTTAATTCGTTTACACTATTAGTAAGCTTCTTATTAGCTGTTGTAAGCTTCTTATTTTCCCCGGTTAGCTGTATGTTATCCTCAACCACGACAACGTGACCATGTCCGCTTGAGAATACTTGCGTTACCACAAGTATAATAAATAGAGAGCCTACAATGATGAGCTTCTTTTTCATTTCTTACTTAAGAACATCAGAACTATCTCCTTGAGACTTTTAGAACTCTCAGTGCTCTCTGTAAGCTTGCTGTCAAGCTTCTCACGATACTCTCCCTCAAGATCATTTACCTTTGCCTTAAGATCATCCTCGCTCTGCATTAGGCGATTAAGGAACATCCAACACAGGTAGCCAAGTGCTAATACTGCGAATCCTAGGACACCATACTGCGTTAATACTTCAAATGGACCGAATGACATTACTTATTATCTAAATGTCTTTTGATGAATAACCATGCCACATAGCCCAATGCCAATACAACGAGACCCAATGGCCCGTACTCAGATAGCTGTGAGAATACACCGAAGTCAGGTGTTGTTGATACTGTATCCATTATCTATTAATTATTAGTTGCTTTACTGCGTCTGATAACTCAGCTACACTTCTAGCTAAGTTTTTTATCTCTAGTTGAGTTTGCTCCTGAATGGCTTGATATTTGAGACGAGACTCCTGCTCGACAAGCTCAATCTTTCCTTTGAGTTTGCCGGCATCTTCAGTGTTCTTACGTACATCAGAGTGAACCATCTTTAAAAAATATCCTATAATAGCTATGGCCGTAACCATACCAAATTGAATCAACTCTTGCATTTATTATACATTTTGCTGCCAAGCCGGCGGAAGTGTTACAACAACAGGGTTGATTTGTAAGTCAATATTCTCTTGAAGACTTGCAGTCATCGCAGGAACATCTAACTCCGCTTCTAACCATCCAACAACTTGCTCCTCTGTAAGTTGATCGTATGGAGTAAAGTTTTCCGGATCAGGCATACCTACTGAGGTAGCGCCATAAGTTTCCGCAAAATAATCTTTTTCATCGTGAATCTCATTCCCCTGGAATCTCCAGTGAACAATGATTACAACATCGTCCATGTTCTCTTCATGAACTCTACACTCCATAGCGGAGATCACCCAATTAGTTACCATCTTCTTCCTCTGGCTTCAGTGCCTGAAGCGCTGCTAAAATAGCAGACACATCCTGCAAGTTAAACGATCCTTTTGTAGTTGCTAAGTTGATTGCATCTACTAATACTTGATAAGCTTGTTCTTTTTTCATAATTAGATTTTTTTTACAAATATAATGAATTTAGTGTAATGGTACCCAACTGCTTCCGTTGTATACTGTTACTTTATTGTTAGTTGTGTCATACACAATTAATCCTGTAGCAGGTGACCCTATACTGTTCATTTCTGAATTTGTCATTCTCGGAGGTAAGAAACCTTGCCTTCTTGATGACAAGTCCATTATAGATGATGTATCAGGAGCAGTTGTTCCAACGCCTACACTACCGTTAGCAGCTATACGCATCATTTCAGATCCACCAATATTTATGGCAAATGGATTAGCAAATGAAAGATCTAAAGATGATACTCCTGTAGAGTTTGAGCTTAATGATAATGTCTGAGGAGTTCCAAATGCTTGGCTATGTACAAGTTTCATCGTAGTAGGCACGAATGATGTACCTACAACATGAAGTTTAACATCAGGACTAGTTGTACCTATACCAACATCCCCAGACCCAGCTACAGCTACTCTAGTTGATCCAAAAGTAGTTAAGTGAACAGAACTAAATCCTGCAACAGTTAATATATTAGAGCTATCTCTTCTTATAAAATTAGAAGTGTTACCGAAATACAAGTAATTGTTCTCAGGTAATCTAATATCTCCAACAACATCTAATTTATAAGTTGGAGCAGCAGTACCAATACCTACATTACCTGATCCATTTAATATTGTAAATCTTTTTAGTTGACTTTCATAAATATTGAATGAATCACCATTAGTGACATAAATATTATTTGTTTGAGACTGGGAAACAATTAAAACATGATCAAGATATGTGTCTGTTACTCCTGTTTGCCAATCTATCCATCTTAACTCATAAGAAGATGAATCATTACTACAAGTAAAAGGTATATCAATATAGTAATAATCACCTCCACTTGGTAACATATTAGGCCTAAGCTCTATAGCATTTCCAATAATATTTGTTCCTACAACGTCAATATATCCTATATAAGATGAACTAGAGTTATTAGCAAATTTTATTCTAAATCTTGCTACATAACTACCAGCGTCTAATGCTGCGTAAGGACCGTAGAAAAATGTATTACTAGGAGAAGAGCTATATCTTACAGCTGCAGTACCATCTGATGCCTGAGAATCACTTACAGCAGATCCAATAATTGCAAGTGAACTATAAGGTATTTTAATAGCAACAGGAGTGGAACCTATATATTGCCCATTTGAAGCAATAATATTACCTTGAAAACGCGCAGTACCATTAACATCTAATTTATAAGTTGGAGTAGTAGTCCCAATACCTACGTTGCCACCTGAGGTGATGCGCATACGTTCTGCTCCACCTGTTTCAAATGCCATAGGAACATAAGAAGATGAGCCGATATATGATGAGCTTAAATATGCTGCATTTCCGTCTATACTAAATATAAATTGTTGTGTATTTGCAGTTCCATTTGTAACACCTACTAACCCATTTACTGTTAATGTTCTATTTGGCGATGTAGTGCCTATACCTACATTGCCTGATGGTACATAAAAATTAGTATTAGCTGCTATAGATACGACATTTGTAGTATATCCAGCTATTGTATCAACAAATAAATTTCCAGATTCAATATAAGTATTTCCTACAACGTGTAATTTAGCTCCAGGACTAGTAGTGCCTATACCTACGTTGCCAGCTGCTGTTAGGTACATTATATTACTTGCCGTACTACTATGGAATGCTATTTGGCCTTCATTAAATAGATTTAAAGCATTAATGCCTCCGTAAGCACCATATCCATTTGAATTTTTAAAAATATAAGCTGAACTGTTTGCGCTTTGTAAACGCATTTCAGCATAAAGATTGGATACTGTGTTTGATAGCGTTAATCCAGTTCCTGTAGTATAATTTATGTGAAGCTTAGTTGCAGGACTAGTAGTACCGATTCCTACGTTACCTGATGCATCAATAATTGCTCTTACTTCAGCAGCAGCATTGGAATAAAATCGTAATGTTCCAACACCCCATGTTATTGTAGGGTTTGTGCTATCTAAGAATAGATCATCAGTTAATCTTATTTTACCAGCTACATCTAGTTTTTGAGATGGACTAGTAGTCCCAATACCTACGTTAGTACCATTATCATACAACAATGAATTACCAATGCTATTAGCACTTGTGAATTTAGATATATAGTTTGTTGTACCTGAGATATCTGCGCTGTATGCTATTTTCTTCCAAGATCCCCATGTACCATTTGCTCTAACACGAGTGTATACTTCGTTTGCTGTATTTCCTGAACCAAATGATGTGGCTGTTTGATGTATCCAGTTATTGTCTCCACTATAGGTTTCAACAGTAACATAGAACCAACCTGAATTTGGTGCATTTGACATATTTTCCCCATCATAAAAACCTGCTGTAGTTAATGAATTTAAATCTCCACTACTATAATCTATAGCTTTTGTATATTGGAAACGATCAACAAGTGCTCTGCCTGCTACGTGAAGTCTTTGAGATGGACTAGTAGTACCAATACCTACGTTATTTTTAAAATAAGAAACTCCGCCTTTTACAAATACAACGTCAGGGTCATACCATAATCCAAATGTAGCACCATTTACAGCATCGAAATTTAATGCACCAGATGATGAGTTAAATACTGTTCCACCTTGCCAAGCCTGTGAAAAAGAATGTATTGTGCTATAATTAGCACCGTTTTGATAAAATCTAATTCTTCCATAATCACTAATTCCATTACCATGATCTATATCTATACCCAAATCATTTCCTGATGTAGCTCCAAATCTACCATTTCCAATTACTTGAAGTTTTTCTGAAGGTGCAGTAGTACCAATACCTACATTACCACCAGCGGTGATGCGCATACGCTCAGAAGAGTTAGCAAAAAACTTTACAGGACCACCTGTTGCAAAAACACTTGCACTATTATCTGATCCATCTCCAAAAAATAATGCTGTATTCTTTGAATTTATATTTCCATTAACAACTAATTTATCTCCTGGGGAATCAGTACCAATACCTACGTTTCCGCCGCCTGAATCACTTCCTTGAAGGATTAAATGACCATTTGTTATTTGGTTAGCTATTTCAAAAGTATTACCACCTACATTGTAAATCAAGCTAGCCTTTCTATTACTTGCCCCAGGTGTTAATGCTGCTGAATTATAGAATGTTATTTGAGCATAATTATTTGAGGCAATTTGTAATTGGCCAGCATATGCAACATTAGCTCCACTTATTGTCAATTTAGTTTGTGGTGCAGTTGTGCCTATTCCTACGTTACCAGCAGCGGTAATCTTCATCCAATCTGTAGAGTGAAGTTCATTTCTGAATACGTGTGATACAGCTGAATAATAATTTGTACCATCAGTAAATGGTAACCAGTTATGATTAGTTGAGCTATCTAAAGCTATTAAGTTTGCTCCACCGCTTCCAGCTGCAACTTCAATTCCTGTAGCACTTGGATGAGCTTCAGCTCCAACTTGAAGTTTTGCTGTTGGATTAGTATTGCCAATACCTACGTTACCACCTGAGGTGATACGCATTCGTTCAGTATTGTTAAAAAATCTAACACTTGAAGCAACAGTAGGAGTGCCAAATATACCTAATACCAAATCAGTTGGAGCTGCTGCACTTGAATACTCAAATCCAATCCCCCCCTTAGCTGTTTGTGTTGCACCCGGTATGCCTGTTGCAGCTACAATATTTGAAGATAAATATAATGCAGGTTCAGCTCCTATTGAAGCAATACTCCAAGCTCCCCCATTTAAAGCTAAGTCGGGTGTTGAAGAACCTGCCGTTAAGTTTACAATTTTACCTGCGGCTGTATTTGTAGTAGAAGATGTTCCAACTAGTAATGCGCCAGCTGAGGTGATGCGCATTCTTTCAAGATACGAAGTACCAGTAGCAAATATGATATTTTTAGCTAAACCTGCTGTTCCAAATCCTAAATCATCTGACGCGCCTGTTGGAGTAACAGAATTACCAGAACCCATTTGAGCAAATGTAGTTCCGTTATTAGCAAAACTAATAGCCATCTGACCATACGATGAATCAAAAGTAGCTACATTAAATCCACTACTTGAGACATATAGTTTATCAGCTGGGGTAGTTGTACCAATACCAACGTTGCCTGTAGAAGTTATCCTAACTTTTTCAGTTCCACCTGTCTCAAGGACAATGTGTCCTAATGCTGATGGCCCATAAGAACCTACTATAAGTTTCCCTAAAGAATAATTATACTCTAAATATGCAGGCGTAGAACCCCCTGCTAAATTATCACTAAAAGAAAGTAGGTTTCCTGTTAATGCAACATTTCCCGCAACCTGTAATTTTGCCCAACTACCTAAAGCAGTTGTTGCAATACCAACATTGGTGCCGTTGTCATACAACACACCTGTACTAATATTAGAAGATGATGTCCATCTAGCCACATAGTTAGCTGTGCCTGTACCTGTGACAGGGTTAGTAATGACTGACTGATATTGTGGGATATTGAGAACACCTGTTGAGCTATTATAAGTAGCCGCTCCACTTGTTCCGCTTGTTGTTAAGCTTATTGATCCTCTAGCTCTTGCGTCAGTGAAATATAAATTGCTACCCTCAGCAATGTCATCTGTAGTTAATGTTTGCGAGCCAATACCTAAGATATGGCCGAATTCATCAAGCATTATGTTCTGAATGACAGTACCTCTATAGTTAAATGTACCTAAAGGCGTAGACAAATCACCCAACTCACCTAGAGTTGTAGCTAAACATCTGAATGCCTCAAAGTCACCTCCATCATCTTCAGTTCTGTTCAATAGATCTTGAGCAGTCTGAACGTCAAGGCCTTGACCAATACCGTGAGAGATTGTAATGTTGCCTGATGATGTAATAGGGCCGTCCTCAGAGACGATTCTAGGGCCTGCAGTTACGCCAATGCTAGTAACAGTACCAACGCTCCATGATCTGTCAGCAGAGAGGTCGTATGACGTGCCATTTATTGTCAACTGACGGCTTGTCGGAACATAGCCACTTAATGCCGATGAGTAGTTTGGTATATTTAAAGTACTTCCAATAAGCGTAGCCGCTCCACTTGATCCTGTAGTGGTAAGTGTAATTGCGTTCTGCTTATTGTTGAAGGTATTCCAATCAGTTGAACTTAAGAACCCGTTTGTTGACGCTCCTGCTTGACTAATTGAGAAAGTTTTTGTAGCACCATTAAAGCTCAAAGGAGCTGTAGTGTTTAACTGAGTGTATGCTAAATTACTTCCGTTAAAAAACACAAAATCATTTGTAGTAGCACCACCTGCAATCAATCCTGCTGTAATTGTCCCTGTGTTCTGCTGTGTGAGCACAAGGCTTGTTGAAGCAATGCCATAGTTTACAGCGGCAGAAACAATTGATCGGTTATATGCAGTTGTCCAGTTAGATTGATTAGCTGTTGTTGGTATTGAATACCCTGATTGAAGACCTAATGCAAATGTGCCTGATGATGTTATTGGAGATCCCGTAACAGTTAATCCCGTAGGGACAGTCATCGCAATGTTAGTTACAGTACCAACGTTCCAAGATCTATCTGCACTTAAGTCATATGCAGTACCGTTAATAGTTAACTGCCTAGTAGTCGGAACGGGAGTATAGCCTAATGCTGTATCAATACTCTTATTCTTCCAAAGCTGTGTAGCTGTCTCGTAAAATAAGCCCTGATTGTTTAAAGGATTGTTGATGTAAACATTATGAAGCTCATCAAGCTCCCATCCGTTCATGATCTTCACATATATCTTACCGTGATTAGCATGAGCGTACTCAACGTAACCAATTACGACAATGTGCCCTGTAGACCCATTTGGCTTAACATTTGTCAGGCCACCCGGAATGGTAGGGCTTAAGTATAATACGTCACCATCTGCCCAAGTTTCACCTTGCAATGATCCGGTTGTATTGATATCCTCAAGATGACCAACAGTAATAATAAAGCCTTCTTGATTTGTAGCAATAGTCTCTGTAACCAAACCAATGGTGTCAGCGCTATTAGCATCGCTGTCAGCCTGAGCGTATGCTACAGCTAATCGCTGACCTTGAGCACCACTTACCCTAACAGCAGCATACCCTGCCTTTGTTAGTGTTGTATTAGGTGTGACCTTGTTGACCACTCTAGCCACCAAGTCAACACCGTTCTTTAGTATAACGCTGCCGCCTTTTAGTGTGGTCTCGCTAGATCCAATTGTGTTGTTCCACCTAGTTGTACCTACAACAGCAGTGCCCGTAGGTGATACGTCAAGTGTCAACTGACCTGCAGTCAAACCAAACTCACCTAAGTTTACATCTTGTGTAGCACCAATATAAGGAACATAACCACCTAATGCTGTTGAGTAGTTAGGTATATTGAGCACACCTGTAGTATTGTCATATGTTGACAAACCACCGGTGCCTAATGTTGTTAAACTTAATGCCTGACGCGAACGCAAGCTAGTAAAGTAAAGATTGGTAGCGCCCTCAGGTATGTTATCAGTCGTCAAACTGACAGCACCGGTCTGCCCGTTGACAGATGTAACTGAGTCAGTGTTGTCAACCTGTTGCCATGCTGTGCCATCAAATATAGCCCAGTCACCTACGTTCCAGTCAGTGATGCCGTCAAGGTTAGTACTACCTGCCACGTTGACAATGTAGTAGTAACCACGAGTACCAACACCGCTAGTTAAGGCAGGTGTATTTGTCAAAGCGTTCCACGTACCTTGATAGATTGAACTACCGATTAGTCCATTGATTTGGTTCTGCAACTTACCAAATGCAGTAAGAATGCTGTCAGAGGCATTTATAGAGCCTCCAGTGACATTTACACCCGTCAACACCTTAGCGGTTACCGAAGCGTTATTCAGTGTCACAGAAGCCGTCCCCGGGCCTGATCCTGTAGCCTCACCACTTAGTGCAGTGATATAGTTACCTGCAGGCTGCTTGCTATTGAAGGTATTCCAATCAGTAGCGCTTAAGAAACCACTAGTGCTAATGTTAGCCTGTGGTATTGTGATATTAGGAGTAGTACCACCTGATGAGCTTAGAGGAGCTGATGCGGTGACTGCTGTCAAAGTTCCAACATTCCAAGTTCTATTTGCGCTTAGATCATATGTTGTACCATTAATAGTAAGTGTCCTACTATTTGGCACATAACCACTCAAAGCTGTTGAGTAGTTTGGAATGTTTAAGATGTTATTTACAAAAGTAGAAGGCCCTGAAGAGCCTAATGTTGTAAGTGTGATTTTATTTTGAAATATGGACTTTACATTTCCGTATTTATCAGTTACAACAAGCTCTTTATTATTAGAGCCGAGACCATACTTATTTATTTTTTCCATTTACTCTATATTAAGAGTATAAAAAGTATTAGCTACAGATGATCTAGCCAATATTTTATCTCCTTGTGCTAGTTCGTATTTTAAATTGTCAGTTACAACATCTCCTGCGTCAAGTATTAGCGTATACAAATCTACTGTTCTGTCTTCTTTTGCGACATACAAAAAAACTTCTAACGTGTAGCTAATGTCATTTGTAAATCGCATACTCAAGACATCATTACCTATCTTATCCACGCAAGTAAAGATACTTGCTGTTACAGTAGTTACTGATCCGCTTTTAGTCATTACTCTTCAATTTGCACTATTGGCTCATATGGAAACTCCTCTGTTATTGCGTGTCCGGCAAAAGCGTGTTTTGGGTTCTTAGGTTCTACTAAGTTAGCACCGAAGTCGTAAAGCTCTGAAGACATAACGTCGTAGTGGTAGCCGTCAGCGTAGATAGGTTCTTCGATTACTTCCATTCCTTCCATTACTGGAGGGGTCAATACGATGAGACCGATTTCGACCACAGCAGCCACACCCGGGCCATAAGCTTCATGCAGTTCACCATCAGGTCCTTCAACCTCGATAAGAATATTTTTAGCGTAAAGGTCAGCAACTGCTGCGGCCTTGTCTGTGTACGATAGTTTAAAGATATTTTCCATAGTTATAAAGTTGTGAGCTCAGCGAGCTGTGTATTTGTTAATGCTTCATCCCATAAAGCGATTGCGTTAATTCCATCACTTAATTGATATTGTGCAATGTTTGAATAGTTACCTAATTCCAAAATGTTCAAACCAGTGGCTTTTGTTGCTACAACATTGGTTCCTATTTGAACTCCATTAACATAAAAAGCAAAATTATTGTCTTCAATCCTTGCAGCCATTTTTAATCTTTTAGTTGTATTTGTTGGAATGGCATTGCTTAAGGCTATATCTACTGAAGAAGTTGGATTTGTATATTGAAAATGTAGTTGATTATTTACGAAATAACGAAAGTAACCCTCATAGCTACCACCACGAATTGTCAAGACCATACAACTATTGCTTCCGTTTATTTGTAAATAGCTTAAGTCAGCGTCAGCAAACCAAGTTTTTGCACTTTCCGCTTGTGCACAAGGATTTTTACCTATTGAATCTGCGTTTCGTGTTACACTTGCTGAGGTTGTAGGTATGTATGAAGTAGGGTAGCTTCCGAGTTCAGCTTGTGCGCCCCAAATGTATACGCCTTTTGTTCCCGTTCCCGTAAATGTAAAATCTCCAGCATCGTTTAAAAGTCCGTAACCGTAAGTTCCGCTTGTGCTTGTTGTTGCACTTAATCTATACCATCCGTTGCCGTAGTTTTCAATTTTTGCGTTGCTAAAATTAGCACCCGTTGAAATAACGCTGCCAGTAGATAAATTGAATTTAACATACTCACTTGATGATAAATTAGCAATAGCAAACCTTGTATATTCCGCTGCCTTTGCAAAAATAGAAAGAGTTGTTGCGGTTGTAATTATAAAAAGTGACGATGTAGCGCGGATTCTATGCTCATTATTTGCTGTGGTGTCGGTTATTTTATCAGCATTTTGCGTTCCATCGGGCGAAATAACACTATTTGCCGTAACTGTTAATTCAGTTTTAAGCCATTCCGCATTATCAAACTGCTCTGAATAATACCACAAATTAGTCCTTTGCGGTTCTACAAGTAAACTCGGACAAGTTCCATTTGAGTAGTCAAGTCTTGGGATGTTTAGGCGTGTTTCCGTTTTTTGGTAGTCTTTAGCGGTTGAGCCTTCGACAAGTTGTGCGCCCCAAATGTATATGCCAGTTCCACTACCAACATAGCCAGCAGTAGCAAAAGTCGATTGATTGAGAAGCATACCTAAAACATAGGCATTGCCACCATCTAAAGCAGTTGCATAAGTTAAAGTCCCAGTAACTCTATACCAACCATTGCCTACACTTGTTATTGTACTTGTAAGAGTATCTAAACCAGAAGACTTGTAATTTTCTGTAATTGTGCCATTCATTAAATCCACAACCACTTGAGACCTATAATTAGAATCATCCGTAACACCAAAAGACGTATATTGGTGGTCTTTGTATTTTAAATAAACTGAAAACGAAATAGTTTGAGGTTCACCTAAATTAGATAAAGGCCCTTGATAATACCTATGGAAAGCATTTGTATTGTTATTTACAATAGTGTCAGCAGTCAAAGTCCCGTCGGGCGCGGCAATAGTATTTGCACTTGGTGTGTTATTGTCGTAAGCCCAAACGCTTGTAAAGTCTTGGCTATTTCGCAATAAATTATAAGGCACTAACTCCACCAAGCCTTGTGCATTAATTCGAGTAGCTGTGGTCGCTCTTACTGCATCAATCTCACGAGCATAGTACTTCCCGTCAATCAGCTTATAGCCCAATAGACTGCCCTCTTTGTTCGCCCAATTGCAATTTCCAATTACTAAGCTTGCTTGTTCTATCATTGTAATACGTAATTATAATATGAAGCCATTTCGGCATATGTGTTGAATCCTGTACCTGTTAAAGCCTCAAGCTGATCATTTGTAAGGCGAGTTTTCCAAAGGGCTACTGCGTTGTGTGAAATATTTGCTCCGCCAAAAAGGTCTGACAAATTAAACACGCTTGTAGCTGGAACTGTTGCTGAAGTATCGCTGCCAACTTCAATGCCATCAACATAAAAAACATAGTCGTTTAATTTATAAGCTAAAGCAAATTTATGTTTTCCATTTGTTAAACCAAAAGAGGGTAGGTCAATGTTTACTAATAAAGACCCACTAACAAAAACAGCGGCTTGAATACGCCCATCTTGGTAATAACCAACCGCAATAACATTTGAACTTGTCCCGTTATTAAGAAGAATTCCAGCATAACTTGATGAGTCACCCGTTATAGTAACATAAGAATCAAAAAACAAAGTCCCCTCAGTTTGCCCTATAAGCGAACTAATACCAGTCTTTGAAATAACATCTGCATTTCGTGTTACACTTGCTGAGGTTGTAGGTATGTAACTTGTACTATAATTTCCGACTTCGAGTTGTGCTCCCCAAGCATAGATGCCTTTTACTCCGTCTGCACCTGGTGTTTGGTCACTAGCATTTGAATTAGCAATATAAATATGAGGCTGTGCTGATGTAGCAACACTTGTAAAAGTCATAGAACATCTGTACCATCCATTTCCGTAAGGAACAATAGAAGAGCTTATGACCCCACCAATTGTTGAACCAACAACACCAGTTTCAAGATTAAACCAAGCATTGAAATCAGATGGTGAATTTGATACCCTTGCAAAACAAAAATTATACCCAGCTGCTTTAGCAAAAAACGAATAAGTATATGTGGTTGAATTTGCTATGCTTAGGGATTGGTAAATACCACCAGCATCATTAGCACCACTTTGTTGTATTAACTTTTCAGCATTTGAATTACCATCTGGAGATATTGTAGCATTTGCAGTTACGCTACTTCTAAATGTAGGCCACGCCGCATTATCAAAAGACGAACTATAAGTGAGTAGGTTTGTCTTCTGCGGTTCTACTAACAAACTTGGACAAGTTCCGTTTGAGTAGTCAAGTCTTGGGATGTTTAGTCTTGTTTCCGTTTTTTGGTAGGGTAGAGCGGTTGAGCCTTCGACTGCTTGACCTCCATAAATATAAATAAAATCAGAAGTTGAAGCTGCGGAAAAGTATGGATTCAAAGTATTCGTTAAAGAAATCGAGCTTCTATTTGTTGAGCATCGATACCAACCATTTCCTACACTTGTAATTGTACCAGTTCCAGAAGTTACTGAACCATTGGCTAAATCAAATGTTACTGCACTACCTATCCAAATATTTAAAATGCTTGTACTTCCAGCTTTTGCGTAAATACTAATATTGCAAACATCTGCACCAGTAGAAAATGATTGACTTAATTGAGTTACCCCAATTGCTGACGAGTTCCATTTGTAAGCATTATTACCTCCAAATGGGTCTGATTGACCACTTGTTAAAGTAGTTGTAATTTTAATCCACGCTGCATTTGTAAAATCCTCCGAGTATTGCAATAGATTATAAGGCACTAACTCCACCAAGCCAGCAGAGTTCACTCGTGTTGCTGTGGTCGCTCGTGTTACTGACATATCGCCAGAACCATCGGACGGAATAACGGAATAAAGTTTGCCCTCTTTATATCCGTTTGGCGTTATGCAAATACTAGCCTGTGATAATAGACTCATGATAAGCTATTTAGAAATGATATTAAACAGTTTTGTGCCTCAAATGTACCGCCATCAGCTTGAACTCTGTTGATGAACAACATTGTGATATAGTTAGGCTGACCCATAAAGTCATTCCCTATGGCGTTTGATATGGAGATCTGCATATTCATACTACCAAAGAGCTACGAAGTTCGATGCAGTCGTTCCTGTTGAGAATACTTTTAATACCTGAACAGGCAAGAAAGTTCCACCTAAAACATTAGAGAATAATACTGTTTGGCCACCTGCGGTAAGCACTGTTAAATTCCCTCCTGAGCCAATGTAAAGTACACATCCTCCTTTGTTTACATTTGAATATATAACATAAGAGTTTGTTGCTCCTGAGAAAATATTCGCATTTAATGTCAAGTTTTCCTCGCTTATAACATATACAACTGTAGCAGACGCTCCTGTTGTTGTATTATACACAATATCTCCAATCTGAACATTAGATGTAATGAAAGATCCTGTTGAATTATCCTCAAGTTCATTAGCTATAGGAGCAAATCCTGTACCTGATGTTACAATACTTGGGGATGGGATTTCTGCGTTATCAGACTTAACAATATTAATAGCTGTAGATGTCTGTAATTTTTGATATGCCATGTCTTTTTAATTTATAAGACAAAGATAGGCAATATTTTAAAACGAAAAAGCCACCGGTTAAGGTGGCTCGACTTTTCGTAGTAGGTTATTTTATTCGTATTTCACCGCTCTAGCCATTTCAACTACCGCTGAATCAGTCCCATCGTTTAATTGAACAGCAAATAATAAATAATTGTCAACAGTTGGGTCAAATGCAACCGATGTTTGTGCTGTACTTGTTGCAGCATAATCAGACAATGCAGTTGTATTTGCAGGATAAACAGTTAGTGTATTTGCACTTATTCTAGCAGTTCTAATACCCTGAATTAAAGTATTTGGATTTGAACTAAACCATGCTAAAGCATTTGCTCCTGTTAATGTATTAGATGTATTAATATAAACAGTAGAAGAATAATTTGCAGCAGTACCTGTTTTTTGATACCTAGCCATAAACTCAAGAGCTCCTCCTGCAGATGTAAATGTATTTGCAGGAATAAGAATAGTTTGAGAGATTGTAGTGTTTGTCGTACCTGTTACAGCCGTTCCGTTTGTTACTTTTAAATCAATAACAGATGGATTTGCTGAAACGCTCTGAGACACAGTGTCAACGATATCTTGCATTGTATACGGTTGACTCTCATTGTTGATTAACGCTGAGCGACGCTCTACAGTCTGATATGTAGGCGCTAAGCCAATAAACTTAGTGCCTGATGGGATAAGTGCCATGATTATTTTTTTTACAAATATACGAGTTATTTTTTATAAGGAAATGCCTTGTTGAGGGCCTGACGTCGCTTCTCACATGGACTACACTCAGACGTTCCCTTCTTTACTTTAGCAATTGTGTCAGCTATCTTTTTGATACCCGTAGCACTAGTGACCTTGTGGATTGTATCACCAAGGCCACGGCTAGTACTAGTAAGTTTCATTACTTCTTCTTTGACATTGGTTTCTTAGCAGTGTACACAGGTGCACTCTTCTTAGTAGTAGCACCCATCTTAGTGCCGCAGCTTGACTTTTTCATGATATTTATTTTTTAACGTTACTTACTCTATTACCCATACCAACTCTTGACTTCTCTGCCTTCTTGGCCGCAAGTTTTGATGGACTCATTTCACTTCTTGTGACAGGAGTCTTTGCAGACACCCTTTTTGATGGTCGACAGTACTCATTCTTACCACCACCACCACAGGCCTTACCCGTGCGCGTGTCAATCCACTTCTCCTTCTCCCATCTCTTAAGACTAGCTCCCTTCTCAGTCTTCTTTACGTTTCCTGATGCCTTACGGCACTTAGCAATAGCCTGCGAAGCTCGAGCTGAGGGGAACACATCATAAGATGCCTTTACTTTTTTGTAGCAGGCGTCCTTCATTAGTACTTGCCTCTACGTGTTGATGGTGATGACTTGGTTGATCCACCCGGACCTGCCCATAATTTCTTACAAGCCCAATATCTTGGTGTTAATTTGTCATTGGCAGTGTCGCAGCTATGACGCGCTTTAAAGCTCTTACGTGCAGCCGCGCTATAATTGTGACCGTAGCCCTTCGCGCCAAAATGCAGTAGCTTCTCAGTTCCTCCTGAGCACGCCTTTACCATCATCTTCTTACCTGCGCGGTCAGAAGGACGTGGGGAGTTGCATTTCATTTTACTTTTGTCAGCCATGTCTTATTTTCTTGGTCGTTGGTACCCCTGAGGCATCTTCATGCCTACTGAACTGCCGAGCTGTGCGAGGCCGCGCTCCGCGTAGGCCCCTGCAATATTGCGTTTTTTGCGTCCCACGTCGTTTTTAACGGCGTATTTTGCGTCCAAAAGTTTCATTGCCTGCGCATTTTTCACATTTAGCGCATCTAATGTAGCCTTTAAGTTATCTGTCTTCTCAGAAGTTGGGACTTTTTTGGTTTCTTCTTTTTTATCTTCGGCCATTAGTTGTAATTTTACACAACAAATTTAATAAAATTTAATAACATGGATGACTACCTAAAGTATTGGAAGGTCATACGCCAATATGTCAAGATAAAGTATGGACTAAACCAAGCTGATCTTGATATGATCCTGTTTCTCTACTCAGAGGCGTACTTCAATAAGGATAAATTTGATGAGTTCACCCGCCTAGTCGGATGGGACTCGAAGCGCTTCAAGCGAATGCTCAAAGAGGGATGGCTTGAGTCGTTCCGTAAGACTGACCCAAAAACACATAGGAGAGCCCTGTATAAGCTCTCCTTTAAAGCGAAGCATCTTGTGACGCTGATCTATAAATACCTGAACGGTGAACAGCTCATCGCTGAGTCTTACGTCAACAACCCACTAATGCTCAGAAAAAACAAGAGATACCGCGATGCTGTGATGAGAGGTGCCGTGCTAAAGCTCAACGACTCTATACGACAACAACAACATCTCGCTCGTGAATGATGGTGTACGGCTTGTCTTTGATCACCATCGTGTAGGAGTGCCCCTTGTCGTAGTAAATCTCGTCACCTGACTTGATAGCCGCCACCTCAGTGCCCGCCACCACGACCTTGCCAATCTTGTAGCGAAAGTCATTGGCGTCATGTGCACTCAATAGGAGGCCTGACTCAGTCTTGACCTCCTTCTCAATTGTCTCAATAATTATATTTTTCCCGATAGCGATCATTGTGCTTGATATGTTCGCGCCATTGTGATAATAGCGTCAGTTGATAAAATTGTCGTAGCCACACTCACAGCGTTCTGTAGGGCTGAGCGCGTCACCTTGAACGGGTCAATGACACCCATCTGCAATAGGTCACCGTAGCTATTTGTCTTCAAGTTGTACCCATACCCCTCATCCATGGTGCCATCACCAAACTGATAGATGTCCTCAAACTTAAGGCCGGCATTCTCAAGAATTTGCTTCACAGGTGTCCTCAACGCCCTGCTCATGATCTCAAACGCAATATGAAGCTCAGCACTGTCAGCCTGCATGCCATTGAACGCAATGGCCTCTTCAAGTAGTGCCTTGCCACCACCCGGTAGCACACCCTCTTCCAAGGCAGAGCGAACCGCCGACACAGCATCATCGACCCTGTCGTATAGCTCCTTCTGCTCAATGTCAGTCGTGCCACCTACAAAGATGACACCAACACCGCCTGTGAGCGAGGCAATGCGCGACAGAATAAAGTCCTTCTCATGCTTCTTAGTCGCCTCACCATGCGCTGCCCATAGTTGCTCCACGCGCTCAGCCAATGCCTCTTCGTCAGTACGCACCGGTGAGTTAATGATCACAGTGTTCTGCGAGTCCACAATAATCTTGGCAGCATGACCAAGGTCAGCATACGTCATTAGGCTCAAGTCATCACCGGTCTTCTCACTGAAGTACTTTGCACCCACCGCTAGGGCAATGTCACCCATCAGCTCATGCTTCTTGTATCCAAAGTTAGGCGGCTCAATAGCACACAGATTTAAGACACCCTTAGCCACGTTCGCTGCTAATGTGTTGACCACCTGTGTCGCACACGGCGCAATAATGAGAAGGCGCTTGCCCTCTTGAATAATTGGCTTGAGAATATTCTCTAACTGCAAAATATTATGGATCTCAGCGTCACACACCAAGACCATCACGTCCTCGAACACACACTCATCACGCTTGTGGTCATTGATGAAGTATGGCGAGTAGTACCCACGCTGTACCTTGAAGCCATGAGTGCTCTCAGCATATGTCTCATTAGTCTGCGACTTTTCCACGGTCACAATACCATTGGTTCCAATCTCATTGTACACTCGTGAGATGATGCCACCAATATGCTTGTCGTTGTTCGCCGAGATTGTCGCCACGTCATTGAGCATCTTTTTGGTCACCTTCTTCTTCTTCTTCTTTAAACTCTCCACCACCTCATCAGATATCTCCACCATGTGGCGTAGCACCTGTATGCGGTTCAAGTCAGACGTAATGAGATCATCACCCGCCTTGACCAAGGCCTCAGTCAACACAATGGCCGTAGTCGTTCCATCACCCGCATTCGTAGCAGTCTTGTCAGCAGCCTCCTTCATCATCCTTACAGCTAAGTTCTCAACCGGATCAATCAAGTCAACAGCCTTCGCGACAGTTACACCATCCTTCGTTACAGTAATACCACTCGTATGATTCGCTGACTCGATCAGCACTGTGTTGCCCCTTGGGCCTAAAGTGCTCTTGACAGCACCTGCGATTTTTGTGATTCCACTGATGAGCCTCGCTCGCCCATCATCCCCGAAACGGATATCCTTCGGAGAGTAACCTAAGTTCTCAGTCATATACAATTAAATTTAATTGCCACAAATTTAAAAATAATTGTGACACAAAACAAAAAAAAAGCCATCCCGAAGAATGGCTCTAATTTTAGCTAAGCACAATTACGCAACAGTGACAGCACTGATAGCACGTGGAACTTGAGCCACATATACCACATTAGTCCAAGATGTCTGCAATGCATTCTTCACAGCATCCTGAATAACATCACGCATGTCATAAGCCACCTGCGCAGCATGCGTCAATGTGATAGCACGGCCTGTTTGGTAAGTAATGACAGTTGTTGTTGCAGTAGCCGTGTTGTTAGTTGCACCTGTACCCGCAGATACCATGGCAATGCCAACTACACTAATCAACTGATTTGGTTGTCCCGTTACAGGGACCGAAATAAACTTTTCCATCTTAAAAAAATTAATGGGTTAAACAATACCACAAAGATACCAAAAAAATAATGGGGTACCGCTTTCAACTGATACCCCAATTACTCCGTTTTGAAACGACTAAAGTAGAACTCAAATTTACAAACTATTTTTCATTAGACCAAACCCATAACGTTCCCAAAAGTATCTTTTAGTAGCATGTCAGAATTAGGGTTCCCTATATATATATATATTTTATTACCTCCTTTTATTATTTTTTTTAATTATAATTCATTTTTAAAATCGACATTATCGACAAAATATTAATAATCAATAAGTTAAATAACATTCTAATAGCATTTTAATGTCAATAATCTATCATAATAGTAGTAGTAAGAGTAAAAACCATACTTTTTACAGTAGTAAAAAAAGACCCATTTTTAGAGGGTAGGTGAAGAAATTTATTCAAAGTGCATTACTCGTGCATTCAGTTTTAGGGCAAAAAGAAGGGGGATCACTCCCCCATTCCAACCTTTCTAGTTTAATTAAGACTCGTATCCCATCATCTTCTCGCGCATAGATGCACGTACATCAGCCTCTACCATCATCTCAATCTTCTGCTCACGCTTCATCATCTTTCTGAGGTCTATAGCCTGCTGAATGCCAGTGACTCCACACGGTCTCTCATTAATCAATCGTCCGTTCTTCATAGTCAACCCGGACATGTCAGTGTACTTTTTCATAATTATCGTTTTTACAAAGATAAGCATTTCAGATATATGGGGGCTGAGGGTTATATATAGGTCTGACGAGGTCGACCCCCGTCGCGGAAACGGCTTTTAAAAAGGGGGTGGGGGGTGCATTTCGACCGCCTTTGCCCGATTTTTTTGGCTTTTTGTACATAGTACAATAAGTAGTTATGGTACAAAGTACAATAAGTCCCGCACCCCTACGCACGCACGCATACGCACGTACACACGCGCGCCCGCGCACACGCACACGCACGCGCACACACATGAGATTGATTTAGTTATGGTACAAAGTACAATAAGGTTAGTGTCATTCGGACACTAAGTAACGCATTTAGTTATTGTATAAAGTACAATAAGTAGTTAGTGTCATTCTTACACTAAGGTAGCTCATTTAGTTAGTGTCATATCTACACTAAGTCGACCAAATAGTAGTAAGTGTCATTTGGACACTAAGTCGTTAACTCCCCCAAAATTTCCCCCTAATCAAAAAATTTACACCCCCTTACAAAATTTTTTTTTCGCGCTGTATCCCTTATAAACACTAAGGTATAATGAAATTTTATGTTGGTCATAAATAATTTTAATGAAAAAAGTTTTTGTTTATCCAAATAGTCGCCGTAGTATTGCACCATCAAACAACGATAAACACACACACAAACAACAGCAACATGAACACTAACATACGTATTGAGGTACATAACAACAAAGATAAGAGTGTAATAACATTTACAGATAGTCGTAAAATTAAACACTCACAGAAAGACACAACAAACGGCGCGAAGCGGGTTAGAATTGAAAACTACAAAGACATGGCATTGAACGCAGTTGTGCGCGTAATGCAAAAAAGTGACCGCGCAAACAAACAACGCGAAGAGCGAAGAGCGAAGCGCAACAAGTAAGACATATTTACGCCCATGCGGGCAAAGTGGTGACCACACTATAAACGGACGGAAGCAAGATAGGTGCATATACCTACGCGCTCATGCGCTTTGGTATAGGTCTATAGCTACGGCTATGGGTTTAGGTCTTAACGATGCTCAAACCTATAAATATTTTTCAATTATGAACACAACAAAATTATCAATTGAATTCGTGCAAGGCGCGAATAAATTAAACGTTTCAAACGTGAAAATTAATTCAATCAACATTGGACAAATTGCGGAGACATTGGCGGGCAAAATTTTGACAGCGCGCTCAAATATGAAACGTTACGGCATGAGCATCAAAGGCTTTTCTTTTAACCGAAAGTTTGACGTGGTATTAAACATTGACGGGTGCGAAGCTGTGAACGTTTCCGACCTATTCGCGGGCTTATTCGATGCAAAAATAACTTTGCAAGCAAATGAGAATTCGTATAGACGTTTTGCGAACATCTTGCACGACATGACCTTTTGCGCCATGACATCGGCAAAGAGTGACGTATTAGAATTGGGCGAAGTTAACGTACAAAAATTACTTGCATAATCATGACAACAGGCGAATTCATCTACCTATCTATGTTATTGAACATAGTGCTATTCATTAAGTATTTACAATATAGACCAAAGAACAAATGAGAACAAACATAGCTTTATTACTTGCCATTGTGGCAACATTGGCATTGGCTTTGACATCATGCAAGAGTACAAAGTACCATACTTGCGATGCGTACAAAGTGCAGTACAAACCATTGAAAGCTGAGAAGCACAAGAACCACCACCACAACCTTTGCGATGCTTACAATTAGTGCAGTATACAACGCATTCGAAACTTGGATAAGTGACGGAAATGCTGTGGAATCAAACGGCTATTGGTCAACGCAGGATGCGCAATGGCGCAACAAGATTGAGGGCAAACAAGAACTTTTTAAATACTTTCTAAAACAATTTTATTATGAGTTTATCTGAGGCATTAGTGCATCAGGGCTATGACCCTACGTACATTCACGAGATTATTGACGACATGAGAGACCGCGTGGTTATCTTATGCGAGTGGCCCGATGACGTGCTACTTGACTATGGGCTAGACCCGAACTTTATTTTCCAACTATTAAACATTAAGCAATGCAATTACCTGAATTAAGAATCAAGGTCGAGCGCAAAGATGGCGACGGCCAAGTATACCAAGTGAAGTCAAGCAATGATGCGGCGACATTCTTTCGCACAATATTCAACGCAGACACAATGCTATGGACTGAGGAGAGTGCAATGATCTGTTTGAACCGAGCCAATGAGGTCATCGGCTACTTCAAAGTGAGCAGTGGTGGCACGGCATCAACAATTATGGATGCAAAGGTCATCTTCACTCAGGCATTGCAGTCGGGCGCGCACTCAATCATCTTGGCGCACAATCATCCGAGCGGTAACCGAACGCCTAGTGACAATGACATCAAGTTAACCAAGCAATTGGTGAAGGGTGCTGAGTTGCTTGACATGAGGGTACTTGACCACATTATACTAACTGAGACAAGCCACATGAGTATGGCTGATGAAAATTATATCTAAAAACAAAACAACATGAGAAAAGTAACAAGTGAGGCTGTGTACGCATTTGAGAATGCGCGCAGATTTAAGAAAGGCAACATGAGCGTTGAGGTAATGCCGAACGTGACTGTGATGAAGTTGTATGGCAATGCAATTGCGTACCTATACAATGACCCTGAGCGCACGCTCTCAATCACCAGTGCGGGTTGGTTTACTGACACAACAAAAGAGCGCCTGAACGGCATCAAAGGCGTGCATATACGCCAACACAAATGGGATTGGTATCTCAATGGTGAGGTATGGGATGGCAAATTAATTGACGTAAAATGAAAACATTTAAGATTGGAGAGTACTGCATGGGTGGTATCATCAAGGCTGACAACAAGAAAGGAGTAATGCATATTCAAGTCATCAACGTAGGTACTAAAGAGGTGCTACGAGATTGGAAATGCACCGACCAAATGGAAGCATATGAGTATCTCGCTGAGGTGACTACTCACTACTATGCAGATAAAGTATTAAACTATTTAATTAAATAACTATGGGACGATATTATTCAGGAGACATTGAGGGTAAGTTTTGGTTTGGATTGCAAGCAAGCGATGCGGCCGATAGGTTTGGGTCAATTGGTCAAGTGCCTGACTACCTAACATATTGGTTTGATGAAGACCACAGGCAACGCCTTGAGAGTGAATTAAAATCTATTGAGGGTGAGATGGGCACTCAACTTGAGTTATTCAATAAATTCTTTGAGAATAACACAACATATAGTGATGAGAAGATGGCAGGTGCAGGCCTTGACCTCAGCTTGTTCAGCGACTATGCGGACTACTTGTTGGGCAAGAAAATACTTGACTGTATTAATGAGCATGGCTCTTGCCATTTCTCAGCTGAATTATAATTAGGTTGGAGGGGTGCGACTCCGTTAACGCACACTTTTTATACTTTGGATATGAAACTATTAAGCAATGGGAAAAGCAATGCAAAGATTGCGAAGAATCCAATTAATTCCTACATCATGCACCTATCTCCTTACAAGGAGAATAGTCATGGCAAGAATGTGTGTGGGCATGCGAGTAATGGATGTGCTTCGGCCTGCTTAAACACAGCAGGTCGTGGTGCATTCTCAAATGTACGCAATGCAAGGATAAAGAAAACTGACTACTTATTTGACGACATGACTAGCTTCTTAGCTACGTTATCAGGTGAGTTACGCAAGGCCAACAATAAACCAAGTGCTGTGCGCCTGAATGGTACGAGTGACCTTGACTTCATATCTTTACTACGTGCGAAGCTCGGAGTAGATGTCCTCACTGATATGCCGAACCTTAAGTTCTATGACTACACCAAGAACCTTAAGCGAGCGCTCAAGTATTTGGGCACTGACTACCATCTGACCTTCTCACGATCTGAGAGTAATGATGCTGAGTGCTTGGAGTATTTGCGTGCCGGTGGGCAGGTAGCTGTGGTCTTTGACAAGTTACCTGAGACATGGCATGGGTTCAATGTCATTGACGGAGATGATGATGACCTGAGGTACTTGGACATGGGCGGAGTAGTCATTGGACTCAAGGCTAAGGGCAAGGCAAAGAACGACACGAGTGGGTTTGTAGTACGAACATGAGACTATATAGGATAAAGTGGTACGTCAACGGGGTGTTGACTGAGACCAAGGAGGAAGCCTATTGGGCTGACTCTGAATTGAAGGAGAGATACGACGGGCTCATCAATGGCATTAGTGACATTGTGGGCTACGAGTATGAGTTTATTAAACAAATTAAATTACCTAATCTATTATGACAACACAAGAAAAAGTAATCAAATGGTTTTATCTCAAGGAGATACCAACAAGAGTAGATGATGGCGATATCAGCATCTATGTAGAGGGCTTATCAATGAAGCTATCACCCTTTCAAGTTCAGTATATCGCCGAGGAGTATGACAAGATGTACGGCCCGAAGACTAACGCACGAGTCATTGAGGACATTGGCGATGCCATTGTCTACATCGAGGCATGCCTTGACCATTGGCATTATAACCCTGATGCCCTTAGAGAATACAAGGAGATGCTCAGAGGTTTAGGACAAGCAATTAATTTAATTAAACAACTATGACAAAGTACGCAAGACGATGTGATGCAACAGGACGTGGTATGAATGAAGGCTACGTATGTGGCGATGGCGAGCTATACTTCGTTGAGGTAACAGACCTACTAATTCACCTCAGGACACTTGATTGGGTAGATGCTGATGGCAACCGTTCACTTGACATTGATGATGATGACGAGTTGCTTGACTTCTTCTATAGAGAAGAGTACTACTACCACACTGAGTGGGATGAGTTAGACGACGTATACTATGACGCTGAAGGTCATGAATATGAATCCTAATCGATGATAGTGAACACTAAGAAAATGGTATTAGGTAGCCTAATGCTTGGCTATGTAGCAATCATTGCCACGCTTGGCTACCACCACACACACCAACCTCAGGTAGAGGCGGAGACATCCTATGATTACGTTCCATTGGATGAGAACTTCGAGAAGAATCAGAACGATATTATTAAATGGTATGCTAAAATAATTTACGAAAATGACCAGAGAGCAAAATGATGAAGAGCGTAAGCTAAAAGTACAAGCACTAATTGATAGGATGTTGTACCTTAATGATGCTGACTATCAGGAGTTTATGAATAAATATGAGAGCCTTGTAAATCAGTATGCACCCAACCAAGTTGAGGTTGATGGTGTGAAATATTTTCGCGCAACGTGTTGATTATGTTGTTTGAATGTTGTATATTTGTTTTTTAAAATCTAATCTAATTTAATTATGACAATGAGAGTTATCATCAAACATGATGAGGATGTTGTAGAACGTGCATACGGAATTGACTCCGATGCATTCCCACAGAAGATGGGAAAACTAATCAAAAAATACCTTGACGGCCCTGACGACAAGATGAGCTCCTTAGGGGAGTACATCCAAGATGAGCTTGACTACAATGAGATATTGTACTTGGCTCAGCAGGCTATCACCAACAAGCTAGACCAAATGCAATCCGACATGGAGCGCATGGATGAGTTAGCTAAAAGACTTGGGCTATGACAATTGACTTGAAGATTGATGTTTCTCGAGAGGTTCTCGAGAGCATCTTCATAACTGCAATGGAAGGTGGAAGTAACTATTGGTACTACATTGGAGAAGAAGCAGTTAGAGCAATCAACAATGTATCTCCTCGTGCATCAGGAATGGCATTCAGTGAGCGCTTGTTCACTGCGGTCTATGACTATGATGTTGAGGTTCCCATCCATGACATTGAGGACATTGATGGTGAGCCAATTGGTGTCATCAACAAAGAGACTTTCAAGGAAAGATTGGAGCGCTGCGCTAACGAGGGTGGTATGTGGGCCTTGCAGCAGGAGATTGACGAGCAGGGCGATGCTACTACAAGTGACGCTGTGTTTCAGTATTTAGCACTTAATGACTTAGTATATGGATAGAGATGTAAAGATTGAGGGAAAGTATCTGATTGATGCCAATACCTCTGAGACTGTTGGTCGTGTGATTGTACAAGATGGTGTGCAATATACTGTGCCACTTGACTACAACCCTAAGTTCACTCAACGAGATGTGACTGTGGCCAAGACAATGGTGCACGAGGGATATTTGTACATCAGACTAAATGATATCATATGAGAAAGTATTTTTTAATTCCCTTATTGTGCTCTACGTATGTTACAATGTCACTACTCACGGGTAGTGTGCTATTCAATATATTAAAAGAGTGCTCAGGTATATTTGACTACATCACTTATGGCTTTATATCATTCATATGGATAGGTCTTTTGCTTTTGGGTTGGATATTATTAATCAACTACATCAATGAAGACAGAAATATTTAACAAGTATGTTGACAGCATTTGTAAGCTGTTCGACATCGACAAAGAAGAATTGTTCAGCAAGAAGCGAACAGGAGTATTGGTTGATGCGCGTCAGTTGTTGTACTATATGTGTGTTGATAGACGTATGCAAATTACGACTATTCAAAAGCTCATGCGTGACAACGGCTACGACACCAACCATTCAACGATCATCACGGGTGTCCGGTCCATGAGGGTCAAGATGCAAGATGATCCGGACTATAGAGTAGTAATTTATAAACTAAAAGACAATGCAGAAATCAGTATTTGAGTCGCTAAATGCGATTAACGTCAACGACAAAGTTGAGAAGAAGAGTAACCTCACATACCTATCATGGGCATGGGCATGGGCTGAGGTCAAGAAGGTTCATCCTAGT